TAATCGCAAGAAGGTTAAGGAAGAGAATCCAGATATGTCAGGTGAAGAAATATTCACTTTGATTGCAGAGATGTGGGGTAAGCATAAGGAGGATATTAAGAATGGCGTTATTAACGATGATGACGATAAGAAGGATAGCGATGATGAGAAGAAGGATAGTGACGATGTTAAGAAGGATAGCGATGATGATAAGAAGGATAGTGACGATGATAGCGAAAGTGACAAAGACATCAAAGAGGAGAAGAAGGTAAAGAAGGTAAATAAGGAAAAGAAGGAGAAAGCACCAAAGAAAGAAAAAGTAGATAAGAAGGCAAAGAAGGAAAGTTCATAAGAAGGTAATAAAGAATATTGTAAATTAATAAAATAATAAATTAATATTTGTTTGATATATATTTTTTATTTTTGCGTTTATCAAATATATATATGAATAAAAAATGATATACATAGAATTAAAAATATAAGTATGATTCTATCTAATTATTTATTAGATTTACCTGATGACATTCAAATATACATATATAAATATGTTTTTAATAATACTTTGAAAGATATTGAAAATAATAATATTAAATCTCTGTATGATTTTTATGATATACTTATTAAATCAAAATTAAAATTAAATTATAGTATTGATAATAGAAAGTATTATATTACCAACGATAAAACCTTATCAAAAATAAAATATATAGAATATTCATTTACACATACTGTAAGTAAGTTTGAATATATTAAAAATATTATTGAAGATTTTACTGCAATAATATACAATGACGACAACGATAAAAGAATTAATTGGAGATTACAAAAAAGATGTAGTGGGATATATAATGTAAAATTTGTAAATAATACATTTAGGGTGTATGTAAATAAAAATAAATTAAAATGCAAGGTTGATTTAGAAAAAGCAATAATTCTAGGATATGAATTATTATATTATTCATTAAAACTAATAGATAGATTAGAATTAAATCTAGATGATGATTTTGATGATATAATGGGGATTTATGAATGGTTTGCAAATCATCGTTTTCTAGAATGTTATGTTATTACAAAGGGAGTTGTAGAGGTTGGATTGGTATAGATAACCAATTTTATTGTTTATTATATAGGTCTCCTAATGGTTTATTCCATTTAAGTTTTTCTTGCGTAAGATCGCGACCGCGCATATATTTTATAAACCTAATAACATTATCTTTGTTATGATCAACAAAGAATTCATTTAATTGATTAATACAGTTTTGATTATTGTGAATAGTTGCTAAAATAATATTATTCATTAACTGTTTATTTGTATCTGAAATGAATGGTGGTTGCTCAACAAGCCATTCCTTATACATTTTATTATAAGTTTCGGTGCCTACAACGAGGGTTTCGGTTTGTGCGTTGTCATATGTTATAACCATAGTATTATCAATAAATACAATATCTACTAATTCATTATTAATATTATCCATTTTATTATATTATTATAATATTATTTGTTTATATAAGATATAATTATTTAATTATAAAATATGAGATATTATGATTTAATTATTGTTGGAGCGGGTCCTGCGGGATTGTCGCTAGCACATACAACAAGTTCAATATATAGAAGGGTATTAATAATTGACAAAGAGAAAGAGATTGGAGGATGCCACCGTGTTAAACGAAATAGCGATGGGATGTTTACAGAGCATGGCCCGCGTATTTATTTATCAACTTATTACAACTTTTTTAATCTTCTAAATGAATTAGGATTAGAAAAAGAGGATGTTTTTGTTAATTATAAATATTCGTTTTTTGATATAGCATATAGTAAAATATTACCATATTATAATATTTATGAAATAATCATGTTAACGCTGGCATACTTAATGTTTTTTATAAATGACGACTATGGGAAAGATGTTAGTTTATATGAATATTTAAGAGGGCGTGGGTTTTCTCATAAGGTTATCGATATGTTCGACCGATTATGCCGTTTTACAGATGGAGGTAACGTATATTCATACAGTCTAAACAAAATTTTGAAATTGATTGATAGTATGTTATTATTAAAAATATATCAACCTAATACACCTCTTGATATAGTATTATTTAGTACTTGGAATAAGTTTTTAAGTAATCGTGGTGTTGATTTTATGCTAGAGTCTCACATAACAGATTATGATATTCAAAATAATAATATTGAAATAATTACTTTGAATAATGGTGAAAAAATAAAATGTGGTAAAATAGTATTTGCGGTTCCTCCGGTCGCACTCTTAAATATCATTAAGTATGAAGAAGGGTTACGAAATACATTTGGTAATTATTATGATTTTGAGAGATGGGTTGATAAAACTAAATATATAGATTATATATCTATTACTTATCATTTTAAAGAAAAACTTAAATTACCTTATATCAACGGTTTATCTCTTGATACTGATTGGGGGATTGGTTTGATAAATCTGTCAGATTTTATGGATAATATTGAAGATGGATATTCTACAGTTCTAAGTTCCGCTATTAGTATTTGCAATAGGAATAGTAATTATACTTATAAAAAAGCAAATGAGTGCACTAATGATGAGTTAATTAAGGAAGTTCATAGACAGATTAAAGAGAGTCTTTTTAATGATTTGTCGGATGATTATGTTGCAATTGTAAATCCTAATAATTATTATAATGTGCATAAAAATAAATGGGAATGTAAAGATAATGCCTATTTTAATGTATATGATGAAAAATATATACCTTTTGAAAGCAGTATCAATAATTTATATAATCTAGGAACACATAATGGAAAAAGTTATATAAGTTATACGACAATAGAAAGTGCTGTATCAAATGCTATATATCTTGCAGGTGAATTATATCCTGAAGTTCAGAGTAAATATACCATATACAAAGGAATAACCGGTAAAAATATATTGATGGTCATTATAATTATAATCTTTGTCTTATTATATTATTTTCTAACTAGATAATAGATAATAATATTGCGTTAAAATGGAAAGAGGATTAATGATGGTATTGCATTCACTAGTTATTGGCGTAGTATTATATATGTTGATGGTTTTTGTATTTAATCAAAATCTAAAAATGGCAGAATATAGAAGTATTTTAGTAGCATCTGTTGTGTTAATTTATATGATTTTATTTGGTCATGGGTTACCAACAAAATTAAATAAGGATTTATAGTTATTTACAAGTTTATATTATTGCTTTTTTTTCTTAGTATAAACTACCATATATGCATTAACATTATTATCTTTAAAGTTTATCTTATTAGTATCAGCATTTGAAACATTCATATCATCGTATAATATGTTCGTATCATTAGTATTACAAATAGCCGCATAATGACCGCCATTTAATGAACCAAAATGTAATCCTGTAGATGAAAATGTATAAATAACGTCTTTTTTCTTTAGTAATATACTTCCTTTATTGAAATTTAAATAATCATTAATTGATATTGGGTTATTATTTTTTAAATGTATATTTATAAAACGCTTAATTATTATTACTAATACATCAGGTAATTTCCATAATTTAGTACATTTTTTATAGGATGTATTTTTATTGCATTTAGAACAAATCCAATCGCCATGAATAAATTCTTCTTTTAGTGATTTAGAAATAATATCTGATATTTTAGGAGACAATATATCTGATGGTATATCTATGTTAAGAGATGTAAAAGGTTCAAAATTATAGAATGTTAAATTGCAATTAAGACATCTAGTTGTATTTAAATAAAATCCTTGTGTGTTTTTTTGCCATATAGATGTTTTTTTATTAAACTTGCTATAATAATAATCGTATTTTTTTCTTAATAATTTACAATTTAAAAAAGCATTATTAAAATCAATATCATTATTATATACAATACCTTGGGTTAAACAATCCTCTAATAATTTACCATCATTTTTATAAGGGGTTGCAACTATCTCTTCAGATATTTTATCAGATAAAAATGTCCATAACTCGCCTATATCAATTTGTTCGCCAAAATGAAATATATCTTTAAATATATTAAAAAAGGTATTTAAAAATTTACCTGGGATAATTGAATTATTTTTTATATACATTAGGTCAATAATTTCTTTTAATTGTGATGATATAGTATTCTCTTCAAAATCATTATTTAAAATAATATTGCGAAGTATATCATTCCTAGTTATAATTTGGATTAAACTATTAATCGCACATGTAGAACCTCGATTCTCTATTCCTTGCATTTATATATTTATATATTTATATATATTTATATAACATAATTGACATAATTCTTATGAAATTATTATTTAATATCTAGAATATATATAGAAATGCCTACAAAAAATACAAAAGTATCTAAATCAAAATCAAAATCTAAATCACTATCAAAAACATTAACAAATTTATCTCCTACACCCGGTAGTCCTGGAGGCCCTAGGTCATCGCAAATGAAATCTTATGGATTAATATTTATTATTTTAGGTTTAATTGCTATAACAATAAATATTTCTGCAATTTTATGGATATATAAATTAGAAAACATCGATTGTAAATGTAGCAATAATTGGATGAGAATATATATTAAATATTATTTACTTATTATTATACCAATTATGGTATTAACATTATTTATAAATGTATATTTATATACTAACAATATGGAATACTCTGATATTAAAAGTAACCTACTTAGTTTATATTTTTTCATTATAGGAGGTTTTAATATCTTTGGATTTTTAAATATTATTATTTCTATAATATTTATAAATAAACTAAAAGAAATAAATTGTAATTGTAGCGAAGATATTAAACGTGAAGTATATTACATATATAATATTATAATGGCATCAGTAATATGTCTTACAATATTAATGTTTTTAATGTCTATCCCGATAGCAATATTACGATTAAAATAATAATTTAATCAAGTTCATCTTCTTTAGAATCTTTAGAAGGGTCAACCTTATTAACTTTAATTTCTTCAGATGGTCCCATTTTGACTTCTGCACCTGGTGGCATATTTTGACTATATAGTTTTTGCATTAGCGGATTTACTTTTTCCTCTAGTTCTTTTTGCTTATCTTTATAAACAGAGGTTTCCTCCTTGTCATTATTTTCCAACCATTTAAGACCTTCTTCAATAATAGGGTCAATTTCCGTTTTAAGTTCACTCAGAATTGCGGGAGAATCATCCTTTGTAGTAAAAGTATTTTTAAGATTATATAAATAATTTTCTAGACCACCTTTTGCCTCAATCCTTTCCTTTAATTTATTATCTTCTTCCTTGTATTCTTCGGCTTTTTTAATCATTTCCTCAATCTGTTCTTTAGAAAGGCGACCCTTATCATTAGTAATAGTAATATTATTAGTTTTCTTTGTTGTCTTCTCTTCTGCGGTAATATTCATAATACCATTTGCGTCGACATCGAATGAAACTTCAATCTGTGGTTGTCCTCGAGGCATAGGAGGAATACCGTCAAGATGGAAACTTCCAAGAAGATTATTATCCTTTGTAAATCCTCGCTCACCTTCATAAATTTTAATATCAACACCCGGTTGATTATCAGCATATGTTGAGAAAGTTTGAGATTTCTTTGTAGGAATAGTAGTATTACGCTCAATAATTTTAGTCATTACACCACCTGCTGTTTCAATACCTAGTGAAAGAGGGGCAACATCAAGAAGTAGCAATTCACTTGTTTTAGAATTGCCTTGTCCTGTAAGAATAGATGCCTGAACCGCTGCGCCATAAGCGATTGCTTCATCTGGATTTAGTGACTTATTAAGTTGTTTGCCATTAAAATAATTAGATAGCAATTCTTGAACACGAGGGATACGCGTTGTTCCTCCTACAAGAACAATTTCGTGAATATCGCCTTTAGACATTTTAGCATCCTTAAGAAGTCTATCAAGAGGTTCAAGAGTTCTTGTAAATACTTTGTCTGCCAATTGTTCAAATTTTGCACGGGTTAGAGAAACATTATAATCGACACCATCGAGCAGAGATTCAACTTCAATTGCAGTAGTTGTTGAAGCAGAAAGTGTTTTCTTCGCCTTTTCTGCAGCAATATTAAGACGCTTGAGAGCACGTGCATTTTCGCGAACATCTTTCTTCATTCTCTTCTTAATATCTTCACACAACCATTCAACAATAAGATTATCAATATCAGACCCGCCAAGATGAGTATCGCCTCCTGTGGCTTTAACTTCAAAAATACCACCATCAAGAGTTAGAATAGACACATCATGAGTACCACCACCACAATCAAACACAAGAATGTTTCTTTCCTGTTTATCATCGGTTTTATCAAGACCATACGCAATAGCAGCTGCTGTAGGTTCATTAATGATTCGTAGAACTTCGAGACCAGCGATTGCACCTGCATCCTTCGTTGCTTGCCTTTGTGAATCATTAAAATATGCAGGAACAGTAATTACAACTTTTTTAAGAGGATGTCCTAGAAATGATTCAGTAGTTTCTTTAAGACGTTGAATAACCATCGCTGAAATTTCTTCAGGGTGAAATTGTTTATCTTCATTCTTATATTTTACGTTGATTAAAGGTTTATTATTAGAATCGCCTGTAACATTAAAAGACCATAGTTTAATATCATCCTGAACAACTGCGTCATTAAATTTTCTACCAATCAGACGTTTTGCATCATATACAGTATTTTTAGGATTCATAGTTGATTGATTTTTTGCTGCATCTCCTACGAGTTTCTCTTCATCTGAAAAAGAAACATATGAAGGGATGATTCGCGAACCTGTTTGTCCATCGGGAATAATTTCAACTCTATCATTCAACCATACGGCAGCGCAACTGGTTGTTGTTCCAATATCAAATCCTGCAGCAATTTCATCTGTGTTAACCATTTATGATATATATATTTCTATAGTTATATATATCATAAAATCTTTATATATTTTTTATTGTTTGTGTGATGATTATAAAATAATTAATATATTTATTAATTATAAGATATATAGCATGAATGCAGATTTAAATAATACATTTAAATATGATAAGATTGTTATTAATTTAAATAGTTCAAATTGTTTACAAAATTCACCTCAAACAACAGAATCATCGTATTATATAAATTTAGCGGAACCACTTAAAAATGTTGTTTATATTAAAATGCTTAAAGCATCTGTCAAAACAGGCGCTTTAATGACCACATTATCATACAATAAATTTGACCCTATATATATAGCAATTAATGATTATGATAGGTCTGTATCATATAAAATATTTACAGAAATAACCCCTAATACAACAAAAAATATATTAACAGGAGAAGTAACTCTCACAGGCACTAACAGTTCTAATATTGTTTTTAATCCTTTAAATTATTTTGATTTAATTCCATATTCTAATGATTCTATTGTGCCATATTCTGAGATATCATATAATCAAAACTCATTTGATTGGACAGACCCTACAATATATATATTAAATCCACCAGAACAAAATCTTAAAAGATTTAATATTCAAATAAAAGATAAAAACTTTAACTTTTTTACCTCTGCTAATTTGGTTAATTTTAATTTATCAATATGCGTTTATGTTATTAAAAATAGAGTATAATATATAAAAATAACTTAATATAATATATTAAATTAACTAATAATGAGATTGAACATCTATAATAATTTTAGAGCAATTTATTATAATACGCTCGCGAACTTCTATTTATGTTTTAATTCGGTAGTCCCCTATTATGATGATGTTATTCTTTCATTATCCATTACGTCTTTTAAAAATATACTAAATAATAATAATTTATGCTTAAGAACAATTAAACAAAATAGATTAGTGCAATTATTATATTCACTAAATGATAAAGATAATCTTATTTTAGATGATGACGGATTTATAATTATTGATTATAAAGAAAACGATGTATATACAGAAAATGCAGAGTTTTCAGATAATACAGATAATGAGAATGATGTCGATAATGCAAATGCTATAGAGAATACCGAGGAGGTTGTAGAGAATACCGAGGAGGTCGTAGAGAATACTGATAAAGTTGTAGAGAATACCGATAAAGTTGTAGAGAATACCGATAAAGTTGTAGAGAATACTGATGAGGTCGTAGAGAATACCGATAAAGTTGTAGAGAATACCGATGAGGTTGTAGAGAATACCGTTAATGTTGTAGAGAATACCGTTAATGTTGTAGAGAATACCGATGAGGATAAAGAAATAAAGTATAATATTTTAGATAAAAAAAATAATTAAATTATGTTATATACTTCAAAGTTAGTTTCTTTTTCCATATCTCTTTAATTTCATCTTCATAGTTGATTTTACCATAGCAATTACTTCTTAATCTTTTTACAATATTATTATTTATAGTTTCGGTAATATATTTTTCAAATTGATTGATATAGTAGAGTTTTTCATTCGCCATCGTATGGTCATTTATATATATTGTATTATATATGTAGGTAGTATATAAATAATATAATATTGTATCTAAACTTCCTATAGTATAATTATTTACGTTGCTATTAGTATTGTTAATAGAAAAACATTCATTTTTAACATTTATAATATTTATTAAATTAAATATTGTATTATCATCTTTATTTATTATATTAATATCGTAATATGTATATAAAATATCATCGGTATCGATGCGATTATTAATATCAATATCATAATTATTTATTTTGCTTTTTTTAATGATTTTTATTATGTCATTTTTAGTTTTATCATAATCTGTTGATAATATAGTAATATACTTTGAATAATCATTAATCCTACCACAGCAGTTAAGATTAGATTTTTTATATAATTTTAGAGCAAAACTATCTATAATTGGATTTTTAGATTTTTTAACATATTGTAAAATATTACTTGTTAATTTTTCATATATATTTGGTATTTTAATGCAGGTATATTTAATATTTAGCAATTCTGTAGGATATGTGGAATTCAATATATTAAGTCTTTCATATATTTTTTCCCATCTATATCCAGATTGTTCAGGACGTGATAACTCGTAATATAAATTTTTCTTAATTATAGATAATGGGATTATGTTATATTTATCTTTAAAATATATTAATTTTTTTTTCTCCTTATTACTATGTTTTAATAGATTGTCATATATATTTGATTTTACAATACTAATATCAAATATTTGCTTACCATATACATATACCCTATATGTTCCTTTGTGTTTTGCTTTTTTTATTTTAATATAGGTATATCCCTTTGTCTTAATTATATTTGCAAGTTCTATAGAATCTTTTAAAGGATTTTTAGATAAGCAATCAAAATCATTAATAGTATAATCTTTATAAAATCTTAGTTTATTTGGCAATATGAGATTTATAACAAACCCTCCATATAATATAAGTTTCTTTTTTATAATAAACTTTGATATTAAAGTGATAACATCGTTGTATTCATTATACACATTTTTTAATTTTTTTTCTTCAATCTCCTTAATAATCTTATCTATTTTATATTCTGATTTAGAATTCATATCTTCTTAATAATATAATAGAAGTTAAATAAAAAATAATAAATAGTTTATTTTTTACCCTTTTTAATATAAGGAACATTATTTGTTAAAGTCTTGCGGTCTATATAAACCTTTTTTCCGTGCTTGTTAATTATAAACATACCTTTTTTAGGACCAGTATAAACTTTTATATTTCCAGCGGTTTGCTTTAATTCATTTTTAAACTGGTCGTATTTTTCCAGTTGCATATATATATCATTATAAAGTGTATCTAGTTCATTTTGCAATTTTCCTCCGATTGCCATAACTTATAAATATTCTAATATATATGAAGATATTATTAAATAAAAAATGATATTCGCAATCTAATATATAATTTTAAATGCAGATTAATGATTTTTGCTTAGATATTATAATATATATATCTTCCAATTTACATATAAATATATTAGGTAATTTTATATTACACAATAAATCCCTATATTTACATAAATATACTATTCTCAAAAATAATAAATATATAATAAAATACTTAGCGTTTGATAGAACAACCCCTTATTATTATATTATTTTTAATAATACTATTTCAAATATATTTGAACCATTTGATTCATTATATAATAAACCGTGTTATTACAATATAAAAGAATTACATGCAACAACCAATATCTTATCATATAACATCGTAAATGATAAAATAAATAGGGAAATTGCAGGAATATATTTATTTAATATATTTGTTAAGTCTAAGAGTTCTAATTATGGAAATATTGTAAAAAGCAAAAATAAAAAACTATCTTTATGTTGCAAATTATTTGGAAGTATTTTTAATTATGAATGGGAATACTTAAATATAAACCTATATGATTTATTTAATATCATATATTGTATTGTTTATAAGAATTATAATAAACTGTATGATATTTTATATAATGTTAAAATACACAAAAGAATATTTCCTTTGAAAACACTACATATTCTTATAAATTATAAGATTGATATTGATTATTATAATGATAATAATTATAATGATACTCGGATTTGTTTATTAAAATATGTTATTATATATATATTATATAATTATATTGAAAATATACAAAACTATATAATTGATACCGAGTTTATTAAACTGGTACCAATTATTATATATAAATGTCATGAAATTAAAGAAACTATTAGTAACAATAAGAGAATACCTAATAATTTAAAATTATTGTTCTTAAAACAAATGAATAATGTATGTAATATATTTGCATACTAATATATGAAAACAACTGTAATTAAATGTTATTTAATATCTTCATACTCATAATATTTAAACTTTGGCATTATACTACCAACTTGTGTATTTTCTGTTGCTTCTTTTAAATCAGTCCCTTGAAATAATGTTGAAGAATTTACAAATATTGGTTGGACTATTTGCTTAGTTCCATATGAGCACACGCTTGGTCTATATCTCATATCACCTCTATAATTCTGCTTATAATCAATAGGATTATAAATTCTATTTGGTGATTGTTGTCTTCGTTGTTGCTGTTGTCGTTGTGGTGGTCGCTGAGATTGTTGTTGCTGTCGTTGAGGTTGTTGAGGTTGTTGAGGTTGTTGAGGTTGTAATAGTTGCTGTTGTTGCTGGAGTTGTTGCAATTGTGGGTGTAACTGCTGTTGTTGCAATCGTTGCTGTTGTAATTGTTGTAATTGTTGTTGCTGTGATAGTTGCGATTGTGCAGGGAGTTGCGATAGTTGAAGTTGTTGCATAAAAGTTTGACTATTATATTGATTATTAACCCCATTATTAATAGCATTTTGTAGTATATTATTTAGTCCAATATTAGAAGTATTAGTAAATGCAATATTTGAACTATAACTATTATAACTATTAGTATTATTAGCACTATTATAACTATTAGTATTATTAGTACTATTAGTATTATTAGTAAGTCCAATATTAGATGTAGTTGAGATATTTTGTATATTAGCAGTATTATCTTGATAATCTATTTGGTCTTCTTCGTAATTATCAGGGATATTTTGCGGGTCTTCTTCATATTCATCGCGTAAATATGGTGAACTCATATCATTATTTTTATCATTTAACATTATATTAATATTAAAAACATTATCGCTATTCTTTACAATATCCGAAATATGCTTCCCTGTATCTATATTAATATTTGAACTATTTAATTCACTATGCTCATTTTTATGTAATGAAACAGGGGTTAATAATGCTTTTCTTTTAATTATATCTTGTCTTTTTAATTCGTTTGCAATTAATCTCAGTTCATGTAATATGAAACTTTTATTAAATATATCCAATATTTTTTCATCTGATAATATATATTCATCCCTTAATCTATTCTCGAATAATGTGTAGTTATCATGCATTAACATGGCTTTGAATAAATAATCATTAAATTGTAAATGCACATAGCATTTTATTAAAATATCTAGTAGTTTTGTATTTACCAATTCAGTATTATACTGGTTGTTGTAAAATTCTTTAATTTTATCTTTTAATTGCCCTTTTGATATGTTTGTTATTAATTCAGGTTTTATATCATTACTTTGCATATTTGTAATGATTTTATATTCAGATGAATTATATATTCTTAATTTTAAAATGTTTTCATCCATTTCATTATCATAAAAATCTTGCAAGTTTTTATTTAATTCATAATCTGTAGGTTGTCTATCAAGGATATTCTTATAGATATTTATTATAGTATACTCGTTAATATTATTATTTGATATAGATGAAGGGTCTTCCTTATAATTTTTGGTGGTATATGGTAAATATTCATCGCTTATAGGGTCATTAATTGTGTCATATGTATTATCCACTCTCTTTCTATATTTTTCTGTTTCTGTGTTTAAACTTCTTTCTTGATTTGTTGTATTATTGTTTTCGTAATTTTCATAGTAGTTGTGATAATTTGATATTATAGAATATGCATCTTTAAAATCTAGTATACTATTGTTAAAATATATATTCTTAATATAATCACTAAGATATAATACTATAAATACTATTACAATTGTTAGAACTGATATAATTAATATATAATTTTTCATAACTTCTCTTTATAAGATATAAATAAAATATGTTTAGATTTACTATATATAAGATTTTAATATATATTATTAAATAATAATAAATAAAAGATTTATATTATGACACATAAATATGCATATACTTCAAAAAAAAGAAAGTATACTTGCGATGATGAAGAAGCAGAAGAAAATGAGAATCAAGATAAAAATATATATATTATTAATAATCATTTATATTTTTCATCAGATATAACTCCTGCATCTGCTTTTACTCTTTGTAAATATTTAAGAACGCTTGAAATTAAATTGAAGGTTGAACAACTAACAACATCATGTTGCGGAAAACCTGAAATATATCTACATATTACTACGAATGGTGGGTGTATTTATTCTGCATTTTCTATTATTGACTGCTTTAAAAGTTTAAGTTTTCCTGTTAATACTGTTATTGATAGTAACGTATCATCTGCAGGAACTATCATTAGTATTCATGGTGATAAGAGGTATATTTGCAATAACTCTTATGTTCTTATTCATGAATTGCGTTCAGGTTGTTGGGGGAAATTAGCATATATTGATGATACTTATAAAAACTGCCTTAAAATTCAGGATCATATTAATAAGATTTATTTAGATAGAACTAATATAACTAAAAAATATTTGAAGGAATTGCTTGTGAAAGACTTGGAATTAAATGCTGATGAATGCATTCGTCTAGGAATTGCAGATGAAATTTATATTTCAAAATAATATTTTATATTCTTTTTATATATTAGATAAAATAATTTAATATGAACAAAATATTTTTTAATGAGATATATATACATATGATAACAATCACTTTAATATTATTATATTCAACAATTAGCGCTCTCTATATATTATTTAATAATAATTATAATATATTCATTCGCATATTTGCAATATTTATAATTGCATCAGCAGTTATTCTCATGATGAAAAAAGACACATTTCTACCATTCTTAGGATTAGCGCATTTACCTAATACTTTAATTGCAGATGAAAAAATACCTAAAGGTGCAAATTTATCATATTCTATAGATATGAATGAATACGAAGATGGAACCATGGTTGTTTATTGGGCAGCCAATAAAACTGACAAAATTATAGAAGACCCTTACGAAGCATATAAAAATTATAATAATGTTGGTGTATCTAAAGTTAAGAATGGTAAAGTAGAAGTTCGTATTTTTTGCCCGGATAGATATAAAGTAAAAAAAGTATTTAATCAATTATTAGAGCGCCATTTCCATTATAGAATTGTCTATAAGGATACAGGGTTCTTAAGTCCAGTAATGACTGTCAAGGTTGATTGTTAGGATATCGTCTTATAATTTTATTTATAAAAATATAAAAATATATAAAATATATAATAAGATACTAAATTACTATTTTTTATTTTTTAGAAAGGCACAGTCATCGTCTGGCGACGGAGTGCGTTAAGATTTGCACCATCTAGATGTCGCGAACAATTAATATTGCTTATTGCTGATTCATCAGAAATCCTAAGACGAATAGGTAGTACATATTTTTCAGTTTCAGTAGCATACTCAAATTCAGATTTAACAGATGCCGAACTAGCTTCATTTCCATATCCAAACCTTGCTGCTGAACTACCACAACGTGTTGCACCACGAGTAACCGGTTCTGGTTTAAACTTACGAAATACCATAAATGTCAAATAAATCAATCCAGTATTCTGTGAAGTTTCTTCCATCCCAAGTTTCAATTCATCCTCTGTAGGTCTGTATTCTTCTTCCAGCGCCTTCTTTGTAATCCATTGAAACTTAGCATTAGGGTTTTGGTCAAAGTTATAACCTTTGCTATTATTAGCAGGAATAGTCCACATCGTTCCATCACGTTTAATATTAATAGGGATTGTTGAATAATTTAAATAATACTCAGGTGCTTCGTTATCGAGTGCGAAACCAATTGCGTAATCATACTTTGAATTTTCATTTAGAATACTAATATTTCCTAGTTTAATAACAAGAGGACCTTCATTTGCAACGACGCTATACCCTTTTGCATAATCATCTCCTTCTCCTGACTCAAATACCTCAACATCATAATTCTTAGTAAAATTTTTTCTTTCCGTTTCGCTGATTCCGTCAGCATCTTCTTTTCCTTCACCAAACGTAATATCAAACTTGATTGAGTGTTTGGCGGTTGTGTAGTTGATATCTATGTTGGACACGGTGTTTGTAAGCATCTTTGGTTGATAGAATAGTTAAAAAATATTAATCAATTTTTATAATATTTTTTAAAAAAATAGAACAATTTTTTCTAATATATATGTAATAATATAGAATATAGTATATGATAATAATTATCATAGGTCATGTAATAATATGATTATAATATTTTAATAATATTTCCTTGTATTCGAGGGCAATATCTTTGTCTACATACTCTCTTTCTAACATATCTAATATTTCCATACGGCAATATTTTTTATGAATTGTAATATACTTAGTATAATACAATATTAAATTATCTTTGATATTTAGAAACACTATATCGTCTTCTTTAAGATAATTGAAAATATTTTTAATCATATTATCATACGCGATATTAAATATATTATCTTCATATATATTATTCTTATTGTTTTTATCTGCAAAGTCTAACCTCCTTCTGACATTATAGCCAAATGGAGGATAATTGCTATATTTATTAATTATTAAGTTATATATTTGTAATTCATAAAATGTTTGTTTTTTCTTTTTTAATTTTTTTATTATATTTATATACCAGTTTTTACATACCATCGCATTTACTGCAGTAGGAGTTATACGAATGTTTGTAAAATACAGGTCATTTGTAATAGAAACCATCTGTTTTTATATGTCGTTATGTATAGATATATACAAATGATATATTATTATATCAATTATTATAATAATTATATATCATTTATATATAAATTACATTTATAAGTTTTCTTGTAATATGGTTTAAGAAATTCTTTATGTATTAATTCATTCTTACTGCATTCACATAATAACTCTAAACTTCTCATTTGATTTGTAATACAATCAATTAAAAAATTCAATTGATTTTTTAATATTTTATTTTCATTTATTAGTTCATTCATATCTGTTGTATTCTTTGTAATATGTGTTGTATTCTTTGTAATATCTGTTGTATTCATCGTAATATATGTAATATTGATTATATATAAATCTTGATTATAGATTTATATGAAATGTTTATATAATATGCGTGATATATTTATGAAATAATTCATTATATTCTTTGCATCCGTCAAAAGAATACCATCGTTTAGGTGCAATCACAATTTTTGATTTATAATAACTTATGAATGATGCCCATAGACTAAAATATGAATTTGCAATAATATTATTTTTAAACATAGACATCAATATAAACTCAATATCATCTTTGATATTCAATTCATTTTCCTTAAATATTGAAGGTGATACATAATAAACTTTGTATATGTTATCTCTATTAACATACTTATCAAAGTTTTCAATACACCATTCTATATCATCTGAAAATACAACTATGTTTTTTTTATTAGCAATATGAATTGCTTCTTTATAATAACTCATTTCTAAATTATAATTATAATTTGAAAGTGATAAATAGTCCCCCCTTCTTATATGCAAAGATACCATATCGTCATCCTTTGTATTACTTCCGAAATAATCTAGAATATCCCTATATTTATAGTAGGCTGGATACATAATATCCTCATTACTATAAACAATCCCTATCATCTTATCTCGCAAACTTTCGTCAATATACTTGAATGTTTGATAATTACCTTTGAATATAATGTTATTTTTTGTATTATAAGGAGGTTCGTTATATTTATGCTGTTCTATCTCACTACATACGATATTTAATGGTATGGTTTGAAAATCGTTTACACTTAAAATACGGAATAACCCTTTGAATAATGTATTCCAATAAGTTTTTCTATGTATTTCTAAAGGATTTGTTCCTATATCATCTTTACATTCAAATATAAGTTTCCTCTTAATTCTATGACGCTTAGATAAACGTAAAAAATATATTATATAAGCAATCTGAAATAGTTGGTTGCCTATCCCACCTTTTATATCAATTGTTGTATATAAATTATTCATATTATATAATATAATTATATTGTTATATATAGTATTTAATTACTTTTATTTAATAATTTCCAAGTTGCCAAAGCAAGAATACCGCCTACTGTTTGTGCTAATACGTATGCAAATAGTTTTGTAATTCCAATAGCACCTTTAAGATACATAATAAAACTTAAAGTTGAATTGAAAAACCCTCCAGATACTTTACCAAACATATAAACGGCTGCTAATAAACCTATAGCAATAGGAAAGGGGTCAGTTGTTTGTAATATACACATAAAGAAGACATATGTTCCAACGCATTCTGCAAATAGTTGCTCAAATTCTATTTTGTCATTCATAATTATTCTCTAATAATATATAATATTAAAATAAAATACCATCAATATTATTGTTAAAACTTTGAAACACGAACCTTGCAAGATTTTTCATATTTATACGGGTATTATTAGATATCTTGTAAATTGTTCCGTTATTATCATTATTTTTAACATCATAATAATATAGTTCAGATAAATTATCTGGAAATGTGAATATAATATTCTTGACATCTTTAGAAAAATAGACACCTTTAACCTTATCTATATTTAGGTATATTGATGATATATTTATTTGGTCGCTTGTGGATGGAAGATTTTGCAATCCTTCTTTTTTAAGAGGATTTATAATATAATAATCAGGAGTTTTAATTATACTTGAAAAATTTGTATTTATGTTTTTGTCTGTTTGTAGTGACAACTTGGTTAATTTAGTAGATTGTAATTTGCTACTTAAAGGAGCATATAGTGGCAATAAAGATATGCTTTTAATATATGAGGTAGTTATTCCAACATAAAAGATTAAGAAAAATATGAATGTATTTGACATTACTTATATTATTATATAGTATATTATTATTATATAATATACAGTTGATAATATTGATAAAGTATTTTTATCTTAATATCATCATTAATATTAAAATGCTTTGTAATTATTTCTAATTTATCATTAACCTGTTTTGCCCTATTTATAGTTAATTCATTTTCATATATTATAGTTGATATTTTATCTATCTCATAATTTATTAACCAATTACTAATTCTATAAGGGTTTTGTTCTATATTATTAAATATAGAACAAAACCTATTAATTGCATCAATAGTTGAGCATGTATTTATATTGACAGTCGTCGGACTCTCTTTAAAATAGCAATAATCGCCATATGACATATATGTAGATTTCCAATATATATTAGTTAAAATATACCAGTTCCTTTTTTCTTTATATACACCTTTATATCCTATTTTACAATAATATATTTTAGATTTTTCTGCAGTTAATTGCAAAGATATAATATAATAAATATAAAGTTTATTATATTTTTGAATATCATCATATGGTATAATAATTGACCCATATTTGGTTTCTATATATATATTTTGCCTATCTCTAATAAAAAATATGTATCTTGAATTGTCACCATCGTAATTATAGAATGTTGATATTTTTCTACTGTAATAATTTGGTTCATCCTTATCATTAATATTAATTTTATAACTCTCGGGACTGCATATTGGCATTTTCATTATGAAATTATGATTTATGTTTATAAACAAATCAATTTTTATTTATTAAGATTTTTTAGTAGTATCCACCGGTTTAGTAGTAGTATCCACATGGATAGTAGTAGTATCAGCAGGGGTAGTTGTAATTATACCATTTTGCTGAATTACGAAACTGGATGGTGGATTTATAGAGAATGCAACTAAAAGAACTGTTGTAGTAATAACAGATATTAATGTTAGCACGGTTATAACCCAACTCCATATTTGGCAATTTCCTGTTGTTAAGCAATCAATATTATACATCCATAAAAGAACTAGTGGTATAGTAACTAAAGAATATATTAAATAAGAGACAAATCCCCACATACCAATCATTATAAAAAAGCATATTAAATTAATAAGAGTTGTTAAACATATTAATATAAAATATGCACTCGCTTGTGTTGATAAATTAAACATATCTATACCTATATAATAATAATAAAAATAAAATATATTTTCAATATATGAAGAATAAAATTGTTCTATAATTAAAATATAAAATTAAAAATTGATATTTAATTATCTTTTTATTTAATTAAAGTCAAGCAGAAGATACGATGTCAACTACTCCTAGATTCATGATGGAATCTGAATTTGAAGTATATGGTTACAATTACGAGAATTACAATTATGATGATGAAGAAGACGATGACGATTATAACCCATTTGACGAATATCGCAACGATGTTCTTTATAAAGTATATCAAGACTTTATTGATAAAGATGAAGAATATAGCGCGGAAGATGAAGAAGATACCGAAAAGGATGAAGAAAATAATGAAAAATTTACCAATGAGTAAATATTGGTTAATATAAATATACAAAATTATTATTAGATTAGGATTTAGTTTAGATAGAAAAGGTAATATGTGCAAATAACATGTATTATTTTTTCTATATAAGGATATAAATTATTAGGAAAAGTTCATAATGGTTATGGACTAAATTACAAATAAACTATAACCCAATTATTATAAAATAATATGTAAAAATTGCTTGTAGGAACGCAAATACCATCATAATAAATATTATTTTTATTATATCATAATATTCTGGTAATTCTATTTTTATATTAACATTATTTTTTTCATTAATATTCCTACCAATACTAAAATGGATAATATTTTCAAACATATTTAATATTAAAAAAACACCCATGGATATAATAATTAGATGATTGGGAATATGTATTTTCATTTTATTTAATTCTAGTAGATTAAAAACATAATAATTTATATATAAATATTATACTCATAATATATATAATAATTTAATATTTATAATATTATATATTATTATGAATACTATTATTAAATTTTTTTTAATATTAATAAATATCTTAAATTGTTATTCTTTCAATATTCCGGTTCTTCGTTTTAATAATAAGGGTTCTAATATTTGCGAATTAAACTATAATAATGTATATAGTTCCTTTTATAAATGGTCTAATGAGAATAAACAAAGTCAACCTAAAATAATTGAAGATACATTATGGTTAAGCAAAAATCGTTTTATTAGTCCAACTATTATTATTGGTGTATATAATGATACTTATAATCTGAATTATATATGCTTAATAAGAAGATTATCTCCAGAAAATTATAAAATACTTAATATATTTGCAAATCCGTCTAATAATTTAGATGACGACTTACAATTATTTAAAAATCTGTTTGAGTTTGCCATTAATAATGGGTTTAAATTAAATACAGATAAACTAAACGATATAGATAAGAGTAGATATTTATTAACATATATGTATTATTATTCGCAGGCAAATAGTAAAAATATAAAAAAAATTTAAAATAATTATTATATAAGGTTATATTATTTTTATAAATAAAATGAAAGTCATAGATTGCTTTATATTTTATAATGAATTAGATATGTTAGAATTACGATTAACTGAACTTAATGATGTTGTTGATTATTTTGTTCTTGTAGAATGTATAAAAACTCATTCAAACAAAGATAAGGAGTTATTCTTCGAAAATAACAAGAATAGATTTTCAAAATTTTTAGATAAAATAATTCATATTATAGTAAAGGATAATATACCTCAAACTCCAAGTGCTTGGGATAGAGAACAATATCAAAGATACTGCATAGATGAAGGAATTAAGAAATTAAATTTAAATAACGATGATATCATTATTATAGCAGATTTAGATGAAATTCCTGATGCAAAAACAGTTTTAAATATTAAAAATAATAATGGACTTGATGGTATTTATTATCTAGAAATGGATTTATATTATTATAATATAACTTGCAAATATGATAAAAAATGGTTGCAACCAAAAATTTTAAATTATGGCAGTTATATTAAATATAATAATCCTCATGTAATTTTTAAAATACATGTACAACAATATGTTCCAAAAATTAAGAATGGTGGATGGCATTTTTCATATTTTGGAGATGTTGAGTTTATTAAAAATAAGATAAGAACTTTTCTTCACCACGAAGATTATGATAACGATTTTATTTTAAATAATGAGAGAATAACTAAACAAATACAAAATTCTAGTGACTTATTTGAAAGGTCTAATGAGACTTTTAATTATATTGATGTAAATGATAATAAATATTTACCTTATAAGTATGAAGAATTTAAAGAATTATTAAATAAAAAAAATAATTAAAATGGGATAAAATATTAATATTACTTCTAACTTATTTTTATTATTAAGCAATAATTAAAAACAATGATATATAAAGATTTAAAGATTTTATATTATAAAAATGAAAGTCATAGATTGCTTTATATTTTATAATGAATTAGATATGTTAGAATTACGATTAACTGAACTTAATGATGTTGTTGATTATTTTGTTCTTGTAGAATGTATAAAAACGCATACAAACAAAGATAAGGAGTTATACTTTGAAAATAACAAGAATAGATTTTCAAAATTTTTAGATAAAATAATTCATATTATAGTAAAGGATAATATACCTCAAACTTCGAGTGCTTGGGATAGAGAACAATATCAAAGATACTGTATAGATGAAGGAATTAAGAAATTAAATTTAAATAGCGATGATATCATCATTATAGCAGATTTAGATGAAATTCCTGATGCAAAAACAGTTCTAGACCTTAAAAATAATAATGGACTTGATGGTATTTATTATTTAGAAATGGACCTTTATTATTATAATATAACTTGTAGATATGATAATAAAGGTACTCAAACAAAAATTTTAAATTATGGTAGTTATATTAAATATAATAATCCACAAGAAATTTTTAGATTCAGTGATAAAATTGTTCCAAAAATTAAAAATGGTGGATGGCATCTTACATATTTTGGGGATGTTGAGTTTATTAAAAATAAGATAAAAAATCAAGCACATCAAGAATTTAATAATGAACATATTTTAAACGATGAGAGAATAACTAAACAAATACAAAATTGTAGTGATTTATATGAAAGACCTACAGATACTTTTAAATTTATTGATGTAAATGATAATACTTATTTACCTCATAAGTATGAAGAATTTAAAGAATTATTAAATAAAAAAATTAATTAATTTAATATTATTTTTTTATATTGAATATACATTTTTAATATAAAAACATGAGACATTAAGTAATACTTATTCATATCATATTGTAATCTAAAAATTATATATAGGGAAGGTAGAAATATATCAACAACTTCTAACTCATTTTTAACATTAGCATTAATTGTAATTAAAAACGGTGATAATAATGATAATGCATAGAATATATGCCAACTAATATTAGATATTATTGATTTTCTTACAAGTGTCATTAAGAATGTTGATAATTGTATAGGAAACATAATTAAGAATGCAGATTCGATTATACCGGAACCTGAATTATCATTTTCTGTTAATAGCAACGCATTAATTGCTAATATCTGGCAAATTGCATAATATATTTTAACATTTTTTTTTATATTATCTGGAATATTTTCCCAATTTATATCGCGTGTTGTTGTTTTATCATTAACATTATATTTTAATGTAATATAATCTGCTAATAAATGATGCATTATAATTATTAAAAATTTACCCGTATGATAAAAATAATAATGTTCTATATTAATATTATTTTTATTACATATTAAACTATATATCATGATAATACAAGAGCGTGATGTAAAAATTATATTATGTAATTGTAATTCTTTCCAAATTATAATTTTAGAATTTAATCTTACTTGAGGAACATGAAATATGAATGATGATAATGATAATGTCAAATGTGTTATTGGTATAGCAAGTGAACTTCTATAATCTGTGTATATAAACATGGAACCATATACTATTAACCAATAAATACGTAACAAGTAGTTGAATAAGCAACCAAATCCTAGAATTTTATGAATATGATATTTATCGTGATTTGTAAATAATGGTTGGAGCATATTTAGTATATAATATATAAAATATATTTATATAAATAATTATTAGTTTACATATAATAAATTACTTACTTAAAAAATAATAACAAAATATATATATAGAGTTTATATAATGGGCTGGAAAATTACAACATCTGATAATAAATATCAAATAAAAAGTGGGAATAATGAAACATATTTAAATAACGAAAATGATATAAGTTATTTAACTATTACTAGCAATAGGTTATTTGGTATTAATAATGCAAACCCTAGTTCTAAATATTTATTAGATATTAATGGAATAACACATATTAATAGTAATTTACATGTTGATGGCAATCTGTATACTTCTAATATTATTGGGTATGATTTGTATAATAGTAGTAATATACTTACATTTAATAATTCATCTACAAATAATTATAGTAATAATATTGTTGAAATATACGGTAGAACATCTTTATATGGTAAAGTATATATTAGCAGTAATGCTAATACAAAAAATTCCCCTCATTTATTAGAGGTCGAAGGTTCTTTAAGAGCATCTAATATATACGGGAACGGATGTAATATAACTAATTTAGATGCCAATAATATTAATGGAGGTATTCTTCCAATAACACGCGGTGGAACAGGAATAAATATATTGATACCAAAGTGTGTATTATTTGCTAACTCTGACGGTTCAAAATTTGAGCAAGTCTCTGACTTTCGATTTGAAGATGGTAAAATAAAGGGACCATTTGATTTAAAAGATGCCGTTTTTCCTACACTTAAAGTTTTATATGGGGGAACAGGAGTAACAAATGTTCCAACAGGGGAAATTTTATTTGGGTCAGATAATTCTTTAGCTTTAAATTCGGAAGGAAGTTTTAAATATTTAACTGAAAATAATACATTAAATGTTGACAATTTAAATATAGCGACTGAATTAAAAGTAAGTAGTATTAAATATAAAGATTCTGGTGGTAGTTATAGTGATTTGCATTATAGTAATGTAGGGGTAAGAGATGCATACTATGATGTCCTTGGTTTAGTAAAACCAAGTAGTAAAGATTTTTCATTTACTGGAGGAATATTAGGAATAAAAGAAACTGAAGGAAATATATGGTCAGTTCCTACAAATGTGAATGCTAACAATATTAGTATATGTTACCCTACTATTGCACAACAATCTGGTCTTACGCCTTTAAAAGGTAATATTGGTATAAATACAACAATACCGCGACATCCATTAGATGTAACTGGAGATATTAATACTTCTAATGGAAAATTTATGATAAATGGTTCTAATTTAGATGATTTAATGAATGCAAAAATTGATTTAAAAAATATAATATTTTCAGATTATCTTTTAAATACCATAGATATTACAACTGTATTAAGAGCAAATCAAGCAATACTTACCAAAGAAAACTTAACAGGAGCCCCTTGGAGACTAAAAACGATGCTAGGTTCTGACGTGGCTACAACTACTAAAATAAAATTTACAGATTTGGAAGTAGATACTTTTAATGCATTAACTAGTATGACAATTAAGAAATCAGGTACCTCAGGTGATATATTTTCTATTTTTAGAAGAGAAGTAGATAATACTGAAACAAAACTATTGCGGTTTGATAGTAGTGGATTAATTATTTCAGATACTATACCTGCAGGTTCTTCTGATGAAAAATTAGTTATTGGTGGAAATATTAAAGCAGAAGGAAATATTAAAGCAGGTGGATATGTCCGTTCATATTATTCAGATAATAGATTGAAAACATTTACATCAAATATTACTAATGCACTTGATATTATTGATACGTTGAATGGTTTCTATTATGTTCCTAATGAAAAAGCATTACAGTTTGGGTTTGAATATGATAATGAAATTGGGCTAAGTGCACAAGAAGTTAAAAAAGTAATTCCTGAAATAGTAAAAATTGCACCATTTGATTCTACTAAAGTTAATGAAAAGGTTGTATCTAAAAGTGGCGAAGAATATCTTACGATATGTTATGAACGTTTAGGTCCGGTGTTCGTAGAAGCAATCAAAGAACTTAGAAAAGAAAATATATGCTTAAAAAACGAGATAGTTACCATAAAGAAAGATTTAGATAATATTAAAAAAATTATATATATTCAATAAATATATTTTATCCAATTATAGCAAATAAATAATTAGATTAAGAAAAATAAAACGCTGCTAGCAGGGATTGAACCTGCGACAACTCGGTTAACAGCCGAGTGCTCTAACCAACTGAGCTATAGCAGCAAATAAATATAGGAGGTAGTTAATTACCTAATATATATTAGTAAATATTCCTTATATAATTTTACTAATGCACATTATACTTCCCTAGTTAATTTTGTTCGGAAGTTTTCATTTATAGTTTCAAAGATATCTGCTAGATAATTTTCAAAATCATCTTTGTATGGAATAGTTAAATTAATTTCGGTATTTAGATTAATGTTGATAAGTTTTGTATTAGGAATATCATTAATTTCCATATAATTAATAATTTTAATCAAGTCAAGACCATTAATTATACTTCTATATTTTGATTTAATATTTTTAATAAAAAATCTACTTTTAATCTTTTTATACCCTACATCATCCACTTTAATTTTATGTTTAATACATATACGTAAATATTTATCATTTTCGACTGTGTATGATTTAAAATAATCTGGGAGCGTTTCAACATATATATAGATATCTTCTTTTTTCTGTGTTACCCCTTTTTTAATAAACCATTCACTCATTTTCCATTCAATTGTTTTATATATATTATTAAATAATTGGTCATCTTCTTCATACGTAAAAATTTTATTCATAACAGTTTTTGCATCTGTATCGTCATTCTTATCTACAATTATTATGCTATTTAATTTTTTCATTTGTAAATAATTATATTATTATATATTATTATTTATATTATTATATATATTATTTATATACAATAAAATTTATATTATTAATGATATATTTTTAATATATATATCCTTTAAAGATTTATAGTCATTTCCAGATATAATATTTTCATCTATTAACCATTTTTTAGAGAGAATATTATATTTATGGTTCTCATTAAATAATATTTTAGCACATAGATATATAAAACAAACTATAATTAAACTATTTACAATATTTTTAGTTGCCATAAGAATAATAGCGAACAATATAACACTCTGTATAACTACATTATTAACTATTTTTTGTTGCGCGGGTGTTAGTTCTATTTTAAGATATCTCCCGCCAATCTGCACGAGTATTAAGAATATCATAGATAATGGTTCTAATGTGATACCTTCTACTCCAGGTGTTACTGAAAATGTCATAATCTATTTTTTGATAAGATTTTTATAGAAATGAATTGTGTGGTTTTATGTTATTTTCATATAATTTATTATATTGCAGTAATTTATCTAATATAATATCATTAATATCCTTGTAAGTATCTGTAGAATTATTTGTGTTTTTATTATCTTCATTCGGTATATTACTGGTTGTGCTATATAGGTCAGTATTTACTATATTAATAATATCTTTTAAAAAATCTCCATGAGTAAATATAATAATATCAAGTATTAATGCAATTAATGTTAAAAACAACAGCAGTCCTATAGTGAAATCCCACATTAATATATAATAATTAATAATAAATAATATTAAAAATATCCAAGGATTATCTATAATATCTAATATATTATCAGGATATATAGCTGCTGGTCGCATCCCAAGTATTATTAAATAAGAAGCAAAAAATCCTGTCAATATGCCTTTAAATATATCTTCTATATATATATTACTTTCCATCTTTCTTCTTTACAATTATATTATATAAATATTTTATTTTAATTTTTTCTTTTCATTTTGTATAATAGAAGTATATAAATAATGAATTATTCAACATTACAAGAAGCATATAATATAGATACTTTTGAGAAAAAAAAACCTGTTCAGAAACAAAATAAAAATAATGGTTCGATGATAGTGACTACAAACACAAGTCCATCGTTTGTTGAATCAAGTAAATTAGCATTAAATTCTAATAAACTTTCTGACTTTCCAACAAATAGCGGGAATTCATGCGCGCCATTGCAAGCACCTAGTTATAATATCCCAGTATCTAATGAATGTAAAAAAGAGCATGATGATGCGATGAATGTATATACAAATATTAATAATAATAACAATATGATGAATATGATGAATCCTGTTCCAATTAATGCGAATAATTCTTTAACACAATCGTCTACGCAATCTCTAACAACCCCTCCTCCTGCTTCTACTATGTCAAGTTTGAATAATTCTGCAAGTCTTTATAATAATATCAAAAGTTCAAGTGATAATGTAATGCCTTATTATGATGAAGATTTAGAGCAATATTTTAATATTAATAATCTTAATGATGAGGTTAAATATAATTCATATGCTTATATGCCAAATACTAATAAACAACCATATACTAATAATGATACTTCGCAATATACTAATAATAGTAATATTCCTAAAAATGGAAATAATTTATTAAATAACAGTAGTTATAATTTAACACCAGAAGAAAAGAAAAATGCAGAAGATGCTATACAGTTTTTGAAAAGCATAGAAGATAAAATTAATAACGGCAATATAAACAGTAGTGGATATAATAAAACATCTATCGCAGATCCTGTAATACCTCCTGAAAATACTGGACCAGGTGGATTTAAAGTAGAAGGACCAAATAAAAATATTGAAAATCCTGTAGTAAAGCAAGATGTTGCAGTAAATCAAGAAAAATCAGGAAATAATTATATATACAACGCTATTTTTAATATATCTATTCTTCTTATAATAGGTATTGCTATAATTTTACTTTGTGACCAAATTGTAGAATTATCAATTCAGATTGGTATGAAGCGTGTTGTTAATATATTAGAACCTTTTATAAAAACTCATACTCGTGAATTAGTTAATAGTGTTAATAGTTAGGAGGGGAGGTGAACAAAGAGAATATTTAATATTTATAAACTATATAATTTATTTTTAATTTGAATTATTATAATAGAAGATATGGATATTATAGTAAAACCAACTGATTGGATTTTACCAAATCGTATAGGATATAATAAGGAAATATATAATACTTTTAATCCTTCTAAATATTTAAGTAAAGCAGATAATGCTGTAAAAGCATCGTGTAAATGCTCGAGTGATAGTTGTGATATAGACGAAGATTATATAAAACTCTTAAGGCAACAAAAAATAGTAAAGGATTATATGCAATTTGATGGTCCTTATAGAGGAATACTTTTATATCATGAGTTAGGGTCTGGGAAATCAATCGCATCTATAGCAGCAGCCGAGGGATATGTAAATCAAAAAAAAATAGTTATTATGACTCCAGCATCTTTGTCACAAAATTATGAAAATGAATTATTAATTGCATCTAAAATAGGACGTAACCTTAAAAAAAAATGGACGCAAATAAAAGTTAATAAGAAATCTCCTGAAATGATGAGTGAATTGTCAAAATATGCAATATCATCTAAACTTGTTAAAAAAGATGGTTTAGTATGGGTTCCTTTATACAAAGATGATATAGAAGGTGCTGTTATAAAAATAGAAAAAATTAGCTATAATTCAGTAGATGCAAAAGATGCAAAATATAAAGCAGATATTGATGTAGCAATCAACCATATAATAAGAAATAGATATACTTTTATAAATTATAATGGACTTAGCGAGAAGATGGTAAAAGAATTAGGGACAAAACCATTCGATAATTCATTTATAATTATTGATGAAATACATAATTTTATAAGTAGAATAGTAAATGGTTCGAGACTTGCTAAAGCAGTCTATAATCATTTAATGAATGCAAAAGGGTTAAAATTAATATTACTTTCCGGAACACCAATAATAAATCAACCATATGAAATAGCAACATTAATCAATCTTGTTAGGGGTCCAATTAAAGAATATAATATAGAACTATTAAAAAAATCAAAGGTTCCTGATATGAAGGCAGTTATTGAACATTTACAAGAAAAAAAATTATATAATTATATAGATACCATAAATTATAATGAAAATATTATGTCAATAACATTATTGCCTGATGATTTTAAGAGGGTTGATGATAATAAAGCAAACATAATGAAAGATAAGTGGGAGAAAAGTTCAGATGATATAATTAAAAAGGTTTCTGAAGTATTAAACAAAACAGAAATTGTAAAATTATCTATTAAAAGTAAAATTATTAATAATGAAGCCTTGCCGACTGACAAAGTTGTTTTTAATAAATTATTCATAGACGATAATAACGATGATAATATTCATATTAAAAACGAAGATTTATTTAAAAGGAGAATACTAGGAACTACAAGTTATTATAAAACATCAGGGTCTGACCTATTTCCAAAAATGTTACCGTCAGTATCAAGAGAACTTTTCATGGCAGACCATCAAATTAAAAAATATTTAGAAGTTCGCTTAGTTGAAATCAGGATGGATGACCGAAAGAAACTTTTTAAAAAAGGAGGTGCTAAAGATGATGTTGGTTCTGTTTATAGAGCATTCAGTAGAATGGTATGTAATTTTGCATTCCCAGATGAGATTAATCGTATATTTCCACAAGATGTAAGAATGTTAATGAAAAAGGAGATAGCAAATGTTGATAGTGATAAAAGTTCGGGGTCGGACGATGACAAAGATGATGCGAAACAATTAAATAAGGATGTTGCAGCTGCATATAGCAGTCAATTAGATGATGCCATGAATAAATTAATAAAAAGCGATTATCTCGATATTGATAAATTACATAACTTGTATAGTCCAAAATTTGCACAAATGTATGAAGATATTAATGAATCACCAGGGAGTGTATTAGTATACTCGCAGTTTCGTATGATTGAAGGACTTGGAATATTTAAAGAGGTTTTAAATAGACAGGGATATGCAGAGATTAATATTATAAACAGCGATGACTTTGGATATATGATAGATGATATTGATGTATTTGACAAAAAATATGATAATAAGAGATATGTTGTTTTTAATTCAGATAGAATTAAAACTAATATTCTAATGAATATATTTAATGGAAATAGCAAGGCGCTACCAAAAATTATACAGCAACAATTAAAACATATTAATATTGAAACGGAGCAATTATATGGAAAGATTGTAAAGGTTATGATGATTACGCAATCTGGAGCAGAAGGTATATCTTTGAAAAATGTGAGACGCGTATTAATTACAGAATATTTTTGGAATTCTGTAAGAATAGACCAGGTTATTGGTCGTGCTGTGCGAACATGTAGTCATAAATCTTTACCTATTGAAGACCAAAACGTTCAAGTTTTTTCATATTTAATGAATTTTACAAAGAAACAATTAAACAATAATCCTACTTTGCGTAGTAAAGATAAGGAAATAACAACAGATAAGCATATCTATAATATTGCTAAAAGCAAAGAGGGTCTTATTAATTCATTTTTGAAGATGCTAAAAGCGGCGTCTTTAGATTGTGTTATACAATCAGATATTAATAAGCCTTTATCTAATGGATATAAATGTTACAATTGGCCTATAAATGTAGATAATAATGAATTATCATATACTAATAATATAATTGCAGATAAAAAAATATTACAATTTAAAAATAAGCAACATACGCAAAAGGACAAAGGCAGAGTAGTTAAAAAAAATGACATTAAATATGTCCTTCTTAAAAATAAATTATATGATTATTATAGTTATGTTAATGCCGGTATTCTTTTACCTGCTACTATATAAATGATATGCATCACCAAATATATATATCATATTCTTTTATATGTTGTTAATATACTCAGATAATATATAAATATATATTATTATATTTAATTAGATATTAATTATTTTTATAAATTTTATGGAACAAACATTAAGATGCATATATCGGAAAAAAAAATGTTTTAGATTATGTAATAAGAAAACGATAAAAAACACGAGTTTCTGCTGTTATCATATACATTCTAAAAAAAAACATTTATGTAAAATATTTTATAATATATTTGAAGATAAATATGCATTAAAGTCATATGATATTTATAAAATATATAAATATATATATGAAGACCCTACGAATAACGGTGATGCCTTTATAAATATTTTATTTATTGATTTACTTAAAATGGTCCCGATTGCAAAATTAAGTAACATTTATGAAAACTATATTGATTATTATTATTTTGATAACTTTAAAGATACTAATAGTAAAAATGCTATCTATAATAAAATATATTTGCTAAATTATAATACATATCTATTCAGTAATAAATGCAATAAACATATTTTAAAATATTTTCAGAATGTTGTAAAATATAAAATATTATGTATTCAAGACAGTTCTAATACTAATTTTTTAAATGAAGAAGATTTATTTACTACTGAAAATATTAATAATATAGATGCAGATATGTTATTTACTATTAAAGATATTAAAGGAACATATGCTTTTAATATTGTAGAACTTGAATATTTTGTTAGAAAATGTTTAAATGATAATATAGTCCCTTATAATCCTTATACTCGCGAAGCATTACAAGATAAAATTATTTGGAGATTAAATATGAAAATAAAATATCATAATATTGCAAAAAGAAAGGATGAATGTTTGTGGACAACTGAAATGAACGCATTTACAGATTTATCTATAGAGATTGAAAGAAGGGGGTTTTATAATAATCCTGAGTGGTTTAAAAAGATGTCAAAGAATGATTTCTTAAAATGTATTAAATTATTTAGAGATTTTTCTAGAGATGTAGAAGAAAGCAAAAAATATTTTTTAAATATTAATGATGATACTTTTACATATGATTTTTGCAAAGAAAGCATTAAAATGTTTAATGAATGCAAAGACGACTTATATATATTATGTTGTAATTATATGAAATCAATCGCCTTGTGTTCTAACGATTTTTATAGTAATTTACCTGAATGGTTGTCAACATATGAAACACCCTCGTATATATCAAGCATATCTAATTTTACATCATTAATTTCGACCCTTATAAATAATAATATTAGTGATAATAATGTAAATAACAATAGCAATAATAATTTAACAGATATTGCAAATGCTCGTAGTAATATTATGGATATTGATTATAATATGAATATTGATAATATGAACGGTAGTGTTCAGCCAACTACTATAGTTAGTCCAAGTAATAATTTTTTATTATATTATTATGTAGAATATATGTAAATGAATAGTTATAATAATAATTTAATAAAGAATACGCCTGATTTTTTGTATATGCCTCCAGAAAAACATCAGAATTATGAACAAGACAAAGGATTCTTTGATATTTATATATGTAAATTTAAAACATCAGTATATGTTGCTATATTATTTGCATTTTTATCATTACCAATAGCATACAAAATACTTGACATGTTCGCTAAATTAATATCTAATAATATTGATATTATTGATTATGAATGCGAAGAAGCATTACCATTAGGAAGATTAATTATGTCTATAATTGTTGGTATCATTATTTTTATTTTATAAAAAATAAAATATAAAAAATATAACATATATTATAATTTAATTTACATATTACTTTGTATTGCTTACTAATTATTTTGTAATGCTATTACATTTTACTTAGTTTTTTTGATGCTAGATTTCTTTGATTTAACATCTGAAACCACTTTTACAGGTTCTTCTACCACTTTTACAGGTTCTACTTCTTCCTCATCTTCTTCTTCGACATCATCTAGTTCATGTTTACCCTTTTCTTCATCGTCATCTTCTTCATCGTCATCATCTTCTTCATCGTCATTATCTTCTTCCTCGGTAGGAACTACTTTCTGCTTTACAACAGGTTGCTTTTCTACAAGAGTTTTTTTATCTGCAACAACAGGTTGTTTATGCGAAATCTTTGCAATAACATCATTATCAACAGAAATGTCATCTTCATCATCATCTCCTTCTCCATTATTCAATTCATCATCGCTGTCTGCTACAAATGTCAACTTTGATGTATTGATTTGCTGGAACTTTGATGATACAATTTTCCAACTACAACCAAACATACCAGCAGAGAACCAGATACCATTCAATTGAATAATAAATTGTGCTTTTCCTCCCTTAAGATTTGTGAGAATATCACTAAAATTGATTTCATTATTATCCATATCATAGCAATCAAACTCAAACTTATTTTCAAGAGAATTGAAAGGAATTTTTGCCTTAAATGTAGGAGGATATTTATTAGCATATTCTCCTGTCTGCTTATCCTTATCGTGCTTTACAATAGGAGTAAACATATTAGAAACAACATCCTTATTTCCACTAAAATTATTCTTAAACCAAGCAAGACGATTTGCGAATGCATCATCAATAATTTTTTCCTCCAACTCCTTCATTTTATCGTGAAATTGCTTGATTTTGGGATTTTCATCCATACCTTTGAAAGATACAGTAATATCATACTTGCGCTCCTCGTCCTTCCTATTCTCATCTTTCTTGATAAATTGCATATTATCATTAATTCCATAAGGAATATTGAGAACGGGTGTTTGCAAGTTTACCTTATTTCCATTATAATTAATGTATACAGATTTAGCACCGGATTTCATAACCTTGAGTTCCGAATACTTGAGTTTGTCAACATTAAAATTCTTAGCGAGGAGAACGTTCATTATTGTATTATATTACTTGTTTAATCTTTATATAAGTAAAGATTACCTGTCAATTTTTATTTTTAAATCATATTTTTTTTAGAAATATATTATCATATTGCTAATAATATTTTGTAAAAGTTAAAAAGAGCATAATTAATTGTTTGATTGTTTTCATTTATATAAAAATAAAATAAATATTTAATATAATTATGGGATCCCAGAAAACTTTGACGAATGAGAAATATATTTATAGCGATAAGGAATTTCAAGTATATAAAACAAAAAAAAGTGCTAAATTAATAAAAATTAATAATAATTTTGTAAATATTAACAATATATCAATATCTTCGATGATAAATAATAAACAGCATAACGATGTTGTTGTAGAAAATATTAAAGAATTAAATAATTTAGAGATTTTTAGCAATAATGATGTTATTCATAATGACACTATAGAAATTAGTGATAATATAGATGGTGAAGAATATGTTTTATTATAATGTTTCTTATCTTTCTACTTCTACATTAAATGATAATATTACTAAGAATGTTAAAAGAGATTTAGAGAAATTATTTACATCAATATTAGATAACGTATAATATTCGTTATATTGTATAACTGCATTATCAATCCCATACCATACTAATATATTATTAGCATCATATTTTGAGATTGAATTTATACGGTCATCTATAAAATTAATTAAATCTTCAACTAATAATAAGTGCCCTTGATTACGATGACAATTACAATAGCACATATTATCATATATACTTTCGCATATATCATAAATACTTTCATGAATATTTTCAACCATTACACATTCATACATCATAACGATAATATTATCTGATTTGTTGAATTGAAAATAAACACATTAATTTATCAATTTTTAATATTAAATTAAAAATTATATAGAATAAATTGCAATAAATATAAAAATACAACTAAAATTATAATATTAGTATTTGCTTCAAAATTTGCGAGGTAGGATGCAATTAATCCAATCGCAATAACCATAATACTATCTCCAATAATTGCACCATATGATAATTCTTTTGCATAATCCTGAAAGACATCAATCATTTTATTTGCACCTCTAGGAATCATGCTTATCATTATATAGAATAGTATATCATGAGTTATTTGTAATGCTAGCATTACTATTATAAAATTAATGATTGAAAATGTATCAAATATATAATAATATATTGCCCTTGCAAAGATTACAACTATAAATAATACCAATACATCTGCTAAGACTGCAGACAAAAAAAACTTTTGATACCAAATTTTTATATAATTACTTTGTATAATATTAGATATGGATAAAATCATAACTATCATATCAACAATCAGAATAGCAGTTAATATTGGTAAATAATCATCTATGTTATTAAATTGTGATATATCTTTGAACATAAGTCTATATTATTAATAGAATATAAAAAATATATATATAAACAATATATATAAACAATATATATAAACATGGTGCAGTAATAGCGAACAATTCTCATGTTGTTAAAGATGTTGAACCTTATTCTATAGTAGGTGGAAATCCTGCAAAGTTTATCAAATATAGATTTACAAAAGAGCAAATAGAAAAATTATTAACTATTAAATGGTGGTTATGGGATGATGACGAAATTAATAGAGCAACACCTTTATTATGTAATAAGGATATTGACCTGTTTATAAATTATGCAATAAATAATGTAATAAATGAAAACACATATTTATAATTATTATATAAATTAAATTATATAATATTGCGAAAGTCATAAAGACTATCAGGTGTCATCATAAAATGTGTTGGGTCATACTTATGATTTTCATAATATTCATAGTATCCGAAATAATTAACTATTAGGTTATATTGTATACAATAATCTAAATTATATTGAATGTCGTAACTATCTCCCCCGCAGTAAGCATAATTATAAATAAATTCCTTGAACTCGAGAACAATAAGTTCTCTAAATCCATCAAGAACATTTATATTCTCCTTTTTTAAATCATCTATAATCTTATCAAGTTGTGATGTAATACTATACTCTTCATTATTTGATTCAGCAATACCTTCCCTTATTAAATAAGCATTCTTTTTTTTATACATTATGTAGTGAGAAATAACATCAAATATTTTATCAAAATATTCACGCACTTTAAATCTGTCAAAACTTAACATAATATTTTTGTTTAAACTCGCAGTTTTACAAGAGCACACTATGCTCTTTGCAGTATTTATATCGGTATGTTTAAATGCAGAATCATTCATAAATATGATTTCGCTCAGAAGTTCGTAATTAATTTCGGTCATTTTACTATGCAGTCGCTTTGTTTGTTGGTCAGGTGTTTGTTTTGTTTTGCTCGCTTTGTTCGATTGTTTTTATTAACTATTTTTAAATATAGTATAATCAAATTTTAAAAAAATAATTATAAATTAGAACATATTAGTTCCAATAATATTATTTATATACACCTATTCCATATGTTTTTAAATGTTTAAATTTTTTCTTAATTTTTCTTGATATTTTTCTTAACAACACAATATCAATATCATTATTATAAAATATTAAATGTTTAAGGTTCACTAACTCTTCTAACGTTTCTAAAAATACATCAGCAAATACCAAATCAGTATCTGTTTCAGTTTCCGCATCAATGTCGGTATTACTTATTTTTAATGTTTTAAGGTTAACTAAAACCCTTATTTGCTCAATCATTATATTAAAATAACCAATAGACCCTTCATATTTATATTGAAAATTGTTTATTTCCAATTCCTCTAAATTTTGATAGTATTCAATATTATAAATTAATTTATCAAAGTCATCATCGCTAAAAAACGATAAAGTATCTAATACTAACTTTTTAACTTTTGATTCATCTAATTTTTTTAAGTCCCAATATTTTTCAAAAAAATCAGTACAATTTTTATCAATTAATGTTTTTTTTATTTGTATTTCTTCGACATTTTCAAAAATTTTAGTATTACCTACAAGATGTATAAACTCTTCATCACTAGAAAAAGATGTATTATTTAATACTAACCTTTTAATTTTTGATTTATCTAAATTTTTATCTATAAAATCAATAATAAACTTATTAACTTTTAAGTTACTTAAATCTACAGTTTCTAATTCAAGCACTAATTTTTTCTTAGCAAAAGATGTATTTGCTAAATATACTTTTATCATGTGAAGGATGTCTAATCTATTCAAAATAATAACTAATATATCGTCGGGTATATTATCTAATTTTATACTTGAAGTTTTACTTTTAGAAGATAACGGTGATGTCATAAGTGAAGTTATTTTTGGAGATGATTTAGATTTGTTAGGTTTTGCTTTTAATGGTAACTTTTTTAAAGAAGAAGGCATATGGTATAATCTATTTATCTACTATTTATTTATTTAATAATTTTTATAAGAAATAAATAAGTTTAATTGTGCTTATATTATATAAATTAATGACCATTTTCCTTCTTCATTACATTATGTTCATCTTCATACGTAGTAATATGCTTAATTCCATTAATTCCTCTAATTCCATTAATTGGCCTTCCATAAATTGTGGAATTTATGTATCTTGATGTATCAGGAGAAATAAGATTATGTTCAAATTTTAAATGTTTCAGATTTACTAATAATTTCAAAGTTTCTATAAATACTATAGAAAATGATTTTTCTTTATTATTCTCAGTTTCTTCTTCAATATCTATACTTTTTATTGTTAATTTTTTTAGATTTTCTAAGGACCTAATATTTTCAATCAAGAGAATAAAATAATTATTATAATGCTTATTAATGCGTTTATATTTACCTTGTTCTGACCAAAATCTACATATTTGTAGTTCCTCAATATTTTCAAAGTTTTTAAGATATTTTATAAATGCATTAAAACATTTTTCGTCTTCAAATGTTATATCATCTAATATTAATTTCTTGACCCTTGTTTTATCTACATTTTTATTTATGAAATCAATTATAGTTTTATTAATTATTGCTCTGGTTAAATCTAAAGTTTCTAATTCAAAAATTAAATTTTTTGTAGCGAATGAATGATTTGTTGAATATATTTTTATTAATTCTTTTAAATCTAATTTATTTAACATAGTTACTAGTAATTCATCCGGCATATTATTAAGTTTAATATTTGGTATTTCTGCTCTTGAAATTGAAAGTTTAGATGTCATTTGTGAGTTTCTTCTAGGTGACAATTTAATATTTGAAGGAGATTGAGGTGGTGAACCTGCAGTTTTTTTAGGTAGAGTTTTTGATTTTTTGGTTCTAGATAGTGGTTTAGATACCTTATTCGGTTCCCTTTTAGTTGGAGTTTTAGGAGACCCACCTGTTTTTTTTGGTGGAGATGTCTTTTTAGATGTCATCAAAGAGGTTATTTTAGGAGGAGATTTTGATTTATTTGTTTTAGCTGTTGACGGTGACTGTTTTTTTGAAGAAGGCATATTGGTATCTATTTATATGGTATTTTTAAATTATTTTTAATTAAATATGTTATTATTTTTAAAAAATATTTTAAAAAATGATTATAAAATTTTAAATTAATACCAAGCAACAATCAAAGAGTATAAAATTTGAAGAATAAAAAGAATATCTGAAAATCAACAACCTAGCGAAACAAAATGTCTGCAATTAATTACGAACTTTTAAGCGAACTTATCTTTACGAATGATGAAACTTTTACAGATATTAATATAAAAAAAGCAAAAATTATAGCGCGTGTTTGTAAAACAGCAAGGTATAATAAGAATATCAAAATGAGTTATGACATATGTAAAATAAATATATATCATAAGCAAATAATGTTCTTATCGATGGAAAAAACAGAAAAAGAATTTGTTAATGGAGGTAAATTTGATATGAATACAGGTGCTATGAAGTTAAATATTAATAAAGAATACAAAAGAAAAGTTTATAATATAATAATAAATTTATTGAAAGAAAGTGAGTATATAGTTGAGGGTGTAAAAGAAAAGATGGTTAATGAACAAAAGAAAAATATTAAAAATTTTTATATAAAAATTCATGTAAAACATGCAATTGTTATGGCATATAATAATAATACAGATGATGACGCGGACACGTTTGAAGATGATGATGAATATAATAATGTAGAATTTGAAATAGCGTTTATTATTACAATGTTCAAATATAACTCATATTTTATTAATATGCTAAGTAAAACCCTTGTTAATGAAAAAGATGTTATAGATTATATTAGTAGTAAATATTATACCAATAACTGGTATACAATTCCAATAATATTTCCTAAATGTCTATTGGAAAAAATATCATTAAAGACAGCATATGATTAATATACTTAATCATTACAATATATATATATTCTTATTTATTATTTTTTATAATTACTTATCAATATTTATTTTCTAATTCTAATACCTTTGTGATATAATTTAAATTAATTAATGGAAGAATAGGCGAGCATTCCCATAATTGTGTTTTGAGAAATGTTTGAATAGTATACTTTAAAGGATACATATGAAATAGACCAGCATATATATCAAGCATATACCGCTGATGTTTTTTTGAGAGTAATTTAACGCTGTATTTTGGTAATACTATTAATAACTGGATATACGAAGAGACAAAATTATTATTATTATTTAATACTGGGACTTCATTTGCAATTGTGTGGTTAAGTATATCCTTGATTGTCGGCGGGTAATTATATGGGTAATACCATTCACAATCTATATCCATTCCTTTATAGTATGAATAAACCCAATAGATGCCTTTAATATAATTATTGCAAGCATTAAACATAACAGTTGAATCAATCGAAATATTATTGTCAAATATAATTCTGTAATATTCTTGGCGCCATTTATTGGGACTATTATAGATTGTATTTATTAAAGGGTCCTTATTTTTTAACCCATAATAATCGCTAGGTGTGCTTTTAATATCAGGATGCCTTTTCTTAATATATCTTTCACATATACGGTGAATATCTTCATCTTCTGTATTTGCTAAATCTTTGAAAATATCAATTAGACAGTTATGATTAATTACACCATTATTAACTAGTAATCCATTTGTTTTTATAGACCTTTTTGTTGAAGAAAGTAGGGTATCTATACCATTATTCTTTAATTCAATTGTTAATAAATGAGGTATAAAATCATTCCCTAATATAGTGCATGCGGTGCAATATGTCTCTATCATATCGTTTTCATCGTATTCAAAATTAATGTCCCAATTTGTTTTAAGTTCGCATAAAATTGCTTTGCGTAATTCCTTGATATTTAAATAATTATAAACAGTATTATTTGTATGCAAATCTTTAACTTCTCTCATTAAAAATATATTTGCCTTATGCGACATTAGAGATAATATAATTAAATCTGCGTCGAGACCGTGAATAATAATTTTGTCATCTATTGGAGCATCCTTAATCATTTTGAATATTTTGTGCTCTCCTTCCCCGCATTCATCACTACCGCTATAAATAATTTTATTTTTATTGTGGTCATTATTAATATTCCTCCTAATATATGTGTTTAATTTCTCCATAAACATGGTTCCCGGAGTTATAGCATTAGTATCCCAAATAATATTAACATTATCTAAAATATTTTTATAAATGTTTAAATATCTGCGTTTTCTTTGCTGAAACATTTTTGCCAAAGGCGCAACACCATCTGCACAAATAATATATTTGGTTGCCTTATAATTTTCAATATAATACTTTATCCTATTCCAAACTCCTTCGATAATCTCACTTTCAATATTATCATTATTTGCGTTTTCTACTGTATCTTTGTATTTTTTTATAATGTCTTGCGCTACATTATGTATAATACCGTTGAAATCTATGCAATATAAATCTAAACCCGTTGGTTTATTATTTGAAATAATATTATTGTATTTTTGCGTAAGCGAATAAAAATAATAAGGGATGCCCATATTTATATTATTATTGCGAATATATATTTATATAATTGCAATAATCATTTTTTATTTTTCTTTCTATCATATTAGAATATATATATATAATATGCCTACTACTACAACAACTAGTATAAGTGACGTATTTTTAGGCTCGGAACAATCAAAATATGCGGGTATTGCACTATTTATAACTATTTTGATAATATGTTTAGCAGTATTATTTACTAGTAGTAAAATACCAATAGAGCAACGTTTAGTATTTGTAATATTTATTTTAATAATATCTATCCCATCTATATTAATGTCTCTATTCGAGTTAACTTGTATTGTTACAGGTGGTAATTACAACACTAGGTGGTGGTGCTGGCTTCTAGCGTGGGTATTATCAGTAATAATTATATTTTATTGCATAATGATAATCATCTCTTTATTTATATCTATGTCGACTTATGATCTAGCAAATGAAAGAATTGCGGATGATTCAGTAAAAAATGATGTTGATAATTCAAATGCAAATAGTTATGCTAAAGATTTAATGAACTCTTATGAAAAAGGCGAAGGAATTGCGCATTCTAAACAATCAGACCAACTTCCTTTAGAAAAACAATATCAACCTCCTATACCCCCGCAAACCCAATCTTCTATACCTCAACAATCACAACACATGGACCTTCATCAAGTACAAGTTCCCAACGCATCCTCTTCTACAAATGGAGGTTATACTGGGTTTGACCCTTCTGATAATCTATCTCCTCTTGAAAGTTCTTTTAATACTATTAAAGTACCTGTAAAACAACCCGTAAATATTAATAGCACCCCACGTGTAAATGATACTGTTGAACCTTATACATCTGATAAGACTGAGATGTTTAGTCTATTTTAAATAGTTAATATATTTACTCATATTACTATTTATACGTTCAGTATAATCAGTATTCCATCCAATAAATTTAAATGTATATTTGGTATATTCTTTTTTTGGTATATTATAACCCTTAATATAATACCCTGGAAAATCATAAATAACATTTATGTCTACGCATTTTAAAAGCGCGCCCATATTCAATAAAAACTCGCATTCTATATTATTATTTGCAAAAAGTGTCTCTAAATTATCGTGAATATTAAAAGGTTCTGAAATAAATGTATAATTAAAAATGTCAAACATATCTCCTTCTATAATAATTTCCCATACAATATGTTTATTTACATCTTTGTCATAATTAAAAGCATATTTAATTGCTATATATTCCTGTATTGATGTTGATAAAAATATTTCTGTTGTAATTACATTATCTATATATATGTTGTGTAGCATTTTTTTACATCCAGGATAATTAAACCCGCGATATAAAACTAATTTTTCCTTGTTTTTACCATATTTACTATAATGCGGGGTACCAGCAATTGTATATAGAGTAGGTAGTTTTGTCTGCGACATTAAAGAATTAGATAATATCTGTATATTTTTAAATTGCTCTAGAATAAAATCATAAATATCTATTTTATTATTTTCCATATAGTTTTCATATTCTTTGACTCTTGGATTAGAATGTATAAATATATTATCGCGTATAAAGTCTAATAACTCAGATTTTGTAAAATTATTTAGAAATAATTGCTGATTATTTATTAATAAATATGTGATTAAATTGTAATTTAATCTGTAATAACCATCTGTTTTGTTTAAATAAAAATAATCAAATGCATAATCTTCTCTATTCCATTCATATAGAAAATCAGTTATGTTTATTCTTACTCCATTTCTCGAAATTGATGTTTTATAGGTATAATCTCGCAAACTAGGAAAATATTGTATTGTTGTCATTTATATTATACTATTAAATAAAAATATTTAAGAAATCATCAATATTATAATGTAATGTTTTAATTTATAATTATGAAAAAAAAAGAGGACGATACTAGACGTAGTGGGTATTTTAGACCTCAAATATGTAGGAATTGTGGTATCAATGGACATTTGTATAAAGATTGTCTTCATCCTATAATGAGTTTTGGCATTATATGCTATAAGATTGAACAAGGAGAAATAAAATATGTTATGATACAACGGAAAGATAGTTTATCTTTTATGGAATTTGTTAGAGGAAAATATAATCAAAATGATTTTAATTACATTAAACAATTAATTGACTATATGACTGAGAATGAAAAGATAATGATACTTGAGAATACTTTTGATAGTATTTGGAATTATACCTGGTGTCAAACATCGCAACATAATTTTAAGCATACAAAAGAATATATTGAATCTAAATCAAAATTTGAATATGTAATCAATAATATTAACTTCAAAAATTTATTAAAATCAAATAAGATTAAATGTAACTATTTAGAACAAGAGTGGGGATTTCCAAAAGGTCGTAAAAAAATTAGAGAGTGTGATGTTGATTGTGCCGTCAGGGAGTTTTGTGAAGAAACGCAGTTATTAAAGGATGATATTCAAATAATTAAAAATATTAATCCATTTCAAGAAATATTTTTTGGAACTAATAATATATTATATAAACATGTTTATTATATCGCAAAAAATGTAAAAGAAAAATCAAAAATATTTGTAGATAATAACTGCTTAGAGCAAATGAGAGAAGTAAGAGATGTTAAATGGTTATCATATAATGAAGTATTGTCTCATATAAAATATCATAATACAGAAAGAATAGAAATTTTCATGAAGGTTCATAATATTATTAAAGAAACGTTATTATTATAAATCTTCTTTAATTTAAATAGGAAAGCATTAATGAATAAAAATAATGTTGAAACATGTCCTGAAGGACAAGAAAGAAACCCTCGCACAAAAAGATGTATTAATAAATGCAAAGAAGGAATGACGCGAGATGAAAATTTTAAATGCATCAAAATAAAAAAAGGGAAACCTGGAAGACCTCCAAAATTACATGCAAAAAAAGTGACGTCGCAAAAAAAATCTATATCATCGCCTGAAAAAAATATAATATCTGAAAAATCTTCTAGGAAATCTTCTTCTTCATCTTCTTCTATTAAATCTGTAAATACTGATAAATCATCTTCACTCGATAAAGAGTTCTCGTTATATTATCCAGATTTAGAGGACCCAGAATTTACATCTAAAATATCTAATAATAAAGAATTTTTAATCCATAAAATACCAGATTTTCCTATAATAAATAATGTTAAAGATTTTGACGAAGTATCTAATAAGTTGTGTGGAAAGTTTGATAAAATGTTATATCAGCATTTTGTAAGCCAATATATATCATATAGGACACCTTATAAAAGTATATTATTATATCATGGCGTTGGTGTAGGTAAAACATGTTCTGCAATTACTATATCAGAGGCACTACTAAGTTCACAAACAACATCAGAACCGATGATTTGGGTAATAATGCCACAATCATTAAAGAATAGTTTTAAATCACAAGTATTTAATATTGACGACTTTGATACTTTTGAATATCTATCTAATCAATGCACAGACCATAATTATATTAAATTGTTAAATATTTACAAATCAACCTTTGATAAAGATGATAAAGACAAAAAAGAATATAGAGAAACACTTAAAAGCGAACTAAAGGCAATATTAAAATCTCGCTATGAAATTTTTACATATGATGGATTTGCCAAGTTTATGAAGGATAAATATTCTAATGAAATTGTAAAGAACAAAGTTATTATAATAGACGAAGCGCATAATATTCGAAGTACAAATAAGAAGGAAAAGGGAACCTATACTGCTTTAATAAAATGTCTTACAAATGGTGTAAATAATAGATTAATATTATTATCTGCAACTCCTATGTATAATGAACCAAGAGATATATTAGAACTTTTTAAATTACTAATTATAAATGATAAGAGGTTTAATATTATAAATGAAAATAAGAAAATTTTTAATAATAAAACCTTTAATATTGATGATATTAATGTTATCAACCTTATTAAAAAACTGTCTAATACATATATTTCATATCTAAAAGGCAAAAATCCTTTTACATTCGCTTTAAAATTAAATCCAAGCATTAGTGGAATTAAAGTATTAGAAAATGCTCCAATAAAAGACCCAAGTAATAAAAAGATTAGCAAAGAAAATCTCAAATGGTTTAAAGAAATAGATGATGATATTGTAATATCAAAAATAGGGGAAGCACAGAAGATACTAATAAATAAACTTGAAAATATTAGTATTGGTGATGATATTGATGATATTGATATTGATGATGAAGATATTGATGATGATGATGACGATGACGGTGAAGAAAAAGAAAATAATAATATGAGATTATTGCAACCTATGAATATTGTTTATGATACTGATATTGGAATTAAGGGATTTTATAATTTTTTTAGCAAAACAAAAGAGGTAGACCCTATAGAATTAAAATATTTTGAAAAATATAAGGATGCGTTAATGCCTGATGAAGAACATTTAGGTAAATATTCAGGAAAATTTTTAAATATTTGCAATTTTATTCGCAATTCAAATGGAATTGTTGTAATATATTCGCGTTTCTTGCCATCTGGAATAATCCCTATGGCTATTTGTTTAGAACACATGGGATATACTCGCGAAGGAACCAATAATATATTAAAGAATGCTAATATTATAAAGGATGCACCTAAATACGAAGGTATTCGCAATCCCAAATATTGCATCCTTACAAGTGATAAGAAAGAATATATGGGAAATACTAAAATAGATGATTTAATAAAAATAATTAATAGTGATAGTAATTATAATGGTGCTAAAATTAAGGTTATACTTATAACACCTGTAGCAAGTGAAGGATTGAGTTTTTATAATACACGTGAAATTCATTTAATAGAACCTTGGTATCACTTTAATAGGTCTGACCAAATTATTGGAAGAGGAATTCGTAATTGTAGACATAATAGACTAGGAATTGAGAATAGGAATGTTTCTGTATTTATGCATGCAAGTATTAATGATGATGCAAATAGAGAGAGTATAGATATAAATGCTTTTAGAATATCAACGAGAAAATATATTGAAAGTAAGAAGATTGATAAAATTATTATGGATAATTCTATAGATTGTTATTTAATGAAAAATATTAATTATTTTCCTAAAGATATTTTTAAATTAGATAATATAAATATTGAAACGTCGCAAGGTGCTAGCATTAACTATAAATTTGGCGACGAAGAAATAAATGAACCTAAATGTAATGTTAATACAGATGGAGATAAAGATATTAAAATAGATGCGCGAGGTTTTCGTAGTGAAATTTATAAGCATCTGCTAGTAAGTATTAAAAATAATATTAGAAATATAATTAATAATATCGAGGATACTAGTAACAATATTTATATTGATTTTGAAATGTTAAAAAATAATATTGGATACAAAATTGAAAATGATATATTGATGTATGCTATAAAAAAAATAATATATCCAAATATATTTATTAATAATAAGTATATTATAAGATATAAAAATGGATTATTAATAAGTCCAATTGAAAATGATAAAAAACATAAAATTATTAGATATAATAATGATATATTAATAAACACTATTGAAAATATGAATAGTAAAAAATTAATTACAAGCAATAAGGATAGTAAAAATGATAGTAAAAATGATGATATAAAAATAGATGATAGCAAAAAAATAATTCAATCAATAATTGATAAGTTAGGAAATGATATTGATTATACGGATATAAATAAAACTACAATATCCTTATATTTAGAAATAGATGCTACCGATTTTAAAGCATTAATAGATTATATTTTAAAATCATTCCCTGATAATACAACTGATAATTTTAATAAAAAAATTGTATTCATAAGCGAATGCTTATATAAACAAGGTGTTTTAATTAAAAGTGAAGATATCCCTTCTTATGAAGATAATGATAATGAATATATAGGATATATCAATATGTTTAATGATAATAGTGAAGATGACAATACTTTTATTCAATATAAACTAGATGATAAAAGTATTATAAAAAAATATAAAAATTATGCAGAATATTTAAAGCATATTGATGAGATGCAAAAAATAAATATTAAAAATAATATTAAACTTTATAATGTGAATATAAAAAAAGAGCAAAATCCACGTCCACAATATATAAAAGAGTATTATTCAAATCGCATAAATAATAATGTTTATATACCATATGATATGACTAATGAAAAAACTGGATGGGGTATTATAGAACGTGCTAAAAATAAATATGTATTGAAATTATTTACAACTGGTAAGGGGAAAAAAACAGGAAGGGTTTGTAGCACTTATAAAGATGAAGAACATACCATATTTTTAAAAGAACTTAATATGCCAAAACCACCAAAAGCAAATATAAAAAATAGAAGATTATTATGTAGTTATATTGCTAATATATTACTTAGTAAAAATAAACTAGTTATATACCCCCTTTATAAACCTAAATTATAATTTTGCTACTGTGATTCTTCCTCTATTTTTTTCTTTATTATATATTATTGTTTTATCATTATAATAAACCTCCTTGTCTAGTAAGAAAGATATATATAGCGCAGTAGATTTATTCCATCTATTATTTACTATACCTGACATTATTTCAGCACATTTTGTAAGTCCAAATATTTTAGTAAACTCTTCTGTTGATATCATTTTAACTAGATTTTCTTTTATGTATTCCGTTGAGTTATTAAAAGATGTTGTTTCATTAATAATAATATCTAGTGGTTTAATAGTCTCGTCTTTTTTTTTATTTTTAGATATTATAGGTTGATGCTTATTCAATACTATATCTGTAACTTTTTCTTTTGGAACAACTACTGTTATGATATCTATTTCAGGTTTTTCAACAGTATTTATTACTAATCTTTTTTCTTTTATACTGAAATTTTGCGAATGTTTATTGTAAATGCATGTATTAATATCTTTCCATTCAATTACTGAAGCATTAGTAGTTGATGTTAATTTATTATATAACACATCAATCATTTTGTATATTTAATTAGTAATATATATATATCATTTTTTTATGTAATTAAATAATCCTCGTATGTTAATTCATTCTCCAAGCAAATATTGCAAATATTATTTTGTTTCATAAATTTTTTTTTCAATAAATAAAATTTCATACTTGAAGAAAACTTTTGTTTTTGGGTTCCAGTATTGATTATCCCGTCATTAAGTGATTGTGATATTGCTTTTGAATCTATATTATCAATATCAACACTTAAAATATTTTCTATTTCTCCATTATTTTCCTTTGTATTTATGCTGTCATTAAGTAATGTTTTCATTAATTCGTATTTTGAAATTTCATTCTGAGATTCAATACAAAAAATAATATAATTATTTATTTTAATAAGTAAGTCTTCTTCAATCCAATTAAGATTTAAAAACACACCATTATTATTTTTAGTATAATTAGCATTTGCATCTAATATTATTTTAAATAATTCTAAATTTTCATTATCTGTTAATTTAGAAACATTAGTTTGTATTGTTTTACATAAGTCAATTTTATTCATTATAAATATAAAGAATAATAGGTTATTTTTTTATATATAAAATAATAATAATTAATCATAATTAATCATAATTAATCATAATTAATCATAATTAATCATAACCATCGCTTAAATATTGCCCGTCATCTTCTTCTAAATCCTCGTATAAGTCATCTTCAGCATCTTCTTCTAATTCATCCTCTAATTCTTCTTCTTCTTCTTCCTCCTCTTCGTCTTCAAATAAATTAAACTCTCCTCCCTTTTTTTCATTATCATCAATAATAATCTTTCTAATATTATCAGTTTCTTCATCTTCTTCATCTTCTTCTTCATATAGGTCATCGTCAAATAATTCATCACCACCAAGTGATAATTGTTCTTCTTCTTCGTCGTCTATAGAAGGACTATCATCCTCGTCTTCCTCGATAGCACTAATATCATCACTATTTTTGTCCTTAATAATTCTACCAATAATAGATATCATTTTATCATACAAGGTGAATTTTTTACCACATACAATAACATTTATTTCATCACCTATATTGATATTGTCAATATTAACATCTGAAAGTATTCCTGAAGTTATTTTTGGGATTATTACTTCTAAAATCGCCATATCTTCATATTTACCGATAGCGAGTAATCCAAGATTATTTTTTGCTTTAACAATACATTTAACAATCGAATCTTGCGCAGGATTGCAAATTTCTGCAATACAATTCAAATCATAAGCGATATTACCATTAAAATGCGATTCCTTAATATATCCAGGAGATCTCTTTATTATTTTAATACTGTCTCTTTTAATATATCCGTGCTTACTGCAACTGTTCTCAAGAGTTGCTTTAATTTTTGTCAAAATAGTATTTTCAAAAGTTTTATTTAATTCGTTGGGTGTTAATATAATAGTAGTATTAAATTTGATAGGCATGAACATTTTTGACATTTCAATAAAATGTAATTTATCTATATGAATATATCATTTTTTTTATTTATATAAAAAATGATATATAAATCTATAATATCTTTATTTATTAGATAATATAGATAATATGGAAATATCAAAAGATGATGCTATCTTCAAAATTATAGATGATATATCGTTGAATACAGATGAAAATATTGAAAATATTATTAAAGTTGAGGTTGGTAATTCAGATAGTTTACGTAATCCCGTAGAAAAAAAAGACAAACGGGAGGTCTGCTTTCCAGAGTCAAAAGTGCAAATACTGAAACCTGTATGGACTGAAGATAACTATTATAATTTTGTAAATATAATGACTAGCGAGGGTTATATAAAAGAAGAAGAAGCTCAAACTTTACATGTATATTCAAATGAATACTTATTAACTATTAAGGGTGCTAAGAGAATATTGCATTATTGTAATAATAATGCTTACAAATATAATGAAGAATATATTAGTTGGTATAAATATAGCGAAGTATTTAAGATTAATGATACACTTTTTGACTCTAATTTGATATTTTTAAAGATTAAGAAATCAAAAATAGAAACAGACAAAGACCCCGTAATAAACTGGGATAAAATGGGAAAATATTTCAAAATTAATAAATGTATTACTTTTACTGACAGTAAGACAAATGTTAAATATATAGTTAATATTAGTAAATCTCCTGATCGTGATTTTTATGAAGCGATAGAAGAAGATTATCATATTGCGCTGAATAAATCTAAAATAGTTAATAAAACACAACAATATGAGTTTTATATAGATATAACAAATACTGATAAAGATAATATAATACCATCAATTATTAAAATGGAGCAAGCGTTGCGTTTGAATAGTTTTATAATATCAAAGAGTCAACAATTAGCAGTTATAATGGATTATGGAGAACTTGTTAAGAAAGATATTTTTACTAGAAGATTTGACAATAAAAAACCACCTTTACTGACCCCTAAACCATTTACACTCGAGCGAATAAATATGTTAAATCCAAGTGATTATGATAATGGATATGGTATTACAACTATTTTATCTGAATATACAGTAACCGAAAAAGCAGATGGCGAAAGACTATTAATGTATATAAATAGCGTAGGCGGGGTTTATTTAATTAATAATACTCACCAAGTCATAGACACCGGTCTTGAAAGTCCTAGTGAATTATATAATTCGCTTATTGACGGTGAATATATAACTTGTAATAAGCGCCAGGATAATGCGTCGGTTGGTCTATATGCGTCATTTGACATGTATTATTATAATGGAACTAAAATAACACAACTTCCATTAATAGCCAATAGTGATAATGGGTCCTCTGGAAGTGGACAAAGTAGATACAATTATTTATTAAAAACAGAGAAATTATTAGCGAGGAAAAAAAATGATAACACAATTGATTATATTGTTAAAGAGCATATGTATTCTAAAGATATATTAGATGATTGTAAAAAGATACTAACTAGTTCAACATACCAATATGAAATAGATGGTTTAATATTTACTCCAGCAAAACTTGCGGTTCTATCTAATTATGCAAATAAACCTGAACGAATATCTGATAATTTTGGATGGTCAAAAGTTTTAAAATGGAAACCTCCTGAACAAAATAGCATAGATTTTTTAGTTAAGAAAAGGGAGATTATTACAATTGACACAGTTAAATATGCAGAATTTGAGTTATACATAGGTTATAATAAAATGCAGGTTCAATACTATACTATGGACGATGCATTTAATTATATTTATAAATTTCCTCAGTTTAAAGATGAAATTGAGAAAAATTATAAATATACTTGTATGTTGTTTAAACCCGAATATTATTATGAAACAGGTATAGATAAATCATTAATTAAATTACTACCCAATAAAGAGATTAGATGTGAGAATGGAGATAAGATGGAAGATGAAATTATTGTCGAGTTTAACTATGATATAACTGAAACGAACCCTTCATTACGATGGAAACCTATGAGAGTAAGGGAAGATAAGACACGTATATATAGACAAGGAATTTTAACAAAAACATTAAATGATTATAAAACTGCAAGTAATATATGGAGGTCAATACATAACCCAATATCTCAAAGTAATATTATGGGAAATGAGAGTATTATTAATAATATGGATATTGCTGAATTAAGTTCTAATGATGATTATTATTCCAGAACTTTGCTGAAAGAAGCGAGATTATCTCATTATTTGTATGTATTTCATAACCAAGGAATAAAAGATATGCTCTATTCGGAACCTATAAAAAAGAGTTCTATTGTAGAATTAGCCTGCGGAGAAGCAGGAGACTTTGGCAGGTGGAATATAAATGGATATAGATTTGTATTAGGTGTTGATTTAGTTAAAAAAAATATATATAATCCAATAAGCGGTGCATATGCTCGATTATTAAAAGAGAAAAGGTCACCTGATGGTAGAACGCGAACCGCTAACCGCCACTATGTGTTTGCGATAGGTGATTGTAGCAAACCAATAAAAACTGGAGAATGCGCTATAAGTGATGACCAATCAATAAATGATAAGGATAGTTATAATGTATTAAAAATGGTGTTTAGCGGAAAAAATAAAAAATATGGAACACAATTTAATAACATTATAGGAAAAGGGAAAGATGGTTTTGATGTATGTTCATGTATGTTTGCAATTCACTATTTCTTTAAGAGTGAGGAAACTTTAGATGGATTTTTATTAAATGTTAATCAATTATTAAAAAATGGCGGTGAATTTATATGTACTTTTATGGATGGTGAAAAAATTGAAAGCGAAATTGAAAATAATGGTGGTGATAAAATAGAAGGGTTTAAAAAATTATCAAAAAGGAAGGAAGATAGAGGAGAACCTGTCTGGGCAATATTAAGATGTTATGATAAAAACGAGGTATCTTCTTACAATAAAAAAATAAATGTTTTTATTGAAACTACAGGTAAATTAATCCCTGAATATGTTGTATCGTATAAGTTTTTAATAGAAAAATGTAAAGATTACGGTCTTGCAATCAAAAAAAGTGAACTGTTTTCTGATACCTTTAATAGTTTAAAAAATAAATTAGAAGAGATAAAAGACACTAAAGATTATCTATATAAATCTATTATAGAACTTGAGAAGGACGAAAACAAAGATTTAAAAAGATTCAGTTCTTTCAACCGTTGGTGCATATTTGAAAAGGTTGCATAATAGTTATAGTATAGTTATAGTATATATTATTATATAAAGGAAATTTATTTTTATAATTATATGTATAATGATATTATTTTATAGTATTTTTTGCAATCATTGTAAAATGTTGTTGGAACATATTAAAAGATATGATAAGGAAAAAACAATCAAACTTGTTTCTATTGATGATTTGCGTAATAAAAATATGAATATTGAAAGTAAAATTCATTCGGTCCCTGCATTTATGATATTACCTAGTAAAGAATTATTATTTGGCAAAGCAGTATTTGATTACTTATTACTGCCTGGGCGAGGTATTTTATGTAGCACACAAAGCACAAGAATTGATAGAACAAATTCTGAAAGCGCAGGAGGTGATAGTGGTGGCGTAAATGGGGATAATATTATACCACTTGCAAATGTAAACGCAATTGACGGAGAACCTTTGGCATTTACATTAAATTCTAGTTCGTTTTCTGACAATTTTTCTATTATCGAAGATGAATCAAAGGAATCGAATGATAAAAATTACAAATGGGATTTTATTACAAATGATAATAATATTAGCGATGGAATCCCTACTAATAGTAATAAAGACGAAACGTCTATGAAAAGCGATAAGAAAATGCAGTCAATAGAAGAATTACAAAAAATACGGGATGCACAAAAGTTTTAAATACTCTAATTAAATATATATAAGGAATTATCATAATATATTTTATAAGGGTTATTAAATGTCAAATCAATTTATATTTAATCAATATTATATTGATTTAATAAAACGTATCAAGTCATCTGCTAAAGGGATGAGAGAAGATGAAAATGGGGATAATTATGCTTTCGGAAAGGGAATAATTAAAACTATTAAAGATAATTACATTACTCTCGATAAATCATCGGATGAGTATATTCTACATGTAAAAAATATACCAGATATTTTTTGGAGTTCTTATACTGATATAGAAAATATTAGTGATACTGATGAGTGGTTTATATCGGATGATGTAAAGGATGTTTGTATATATAAAAATATATCGGTAACTTCTATTCGTAAACTACTAAATGATGATTTCATGTGTCATCATTTTTTCTCTGTATTTTATTTATTTATGAATGAATTAAGTGACGATAATGTTAAAATATATTTATCTGTTTTGCAAGACGCCAAGAAAGATATTGATTTAGATTCAATAACAAATGAATTACATAGAAAGGTAATTACTAGATTAAATGATTTTAAAACAAAGAAAAATAAGGAAACAGGAGGAATAGATATGTCGCATATGGAGGATACTATGTTAGGAAAACTTGCAAAGGAAATATTAGAAGATGTTGATGTTGAAAAATTGCAAAAATCGATTGGCGATAACGGCGATATTCTAAAAGCTATCGGAGACCCTGATAGTGGGTTTAGTGAACTTATTTCTAATGTTAGTAGAAAGATGGCAAACAAAATCTCGACTGGCGAATTAAAGCAAGAGAACCTTCTTCAAGATGCTATTAAGTTTGCGTCAACTATGCCTGGATTATTTGGAAATCAGAATAGTCAAGGGGGTGCTAAAAAATCAGGAGGACAAGGAGGACAAGGAGGGCAAGAAGGACAAAAATCTAATGAACCGGATATGGCATCTATGATGAATATGATGTCAACTATGATGAATAACAAGGAGGGTATGGATATGTTCAAAAATATGATGGGGAATATGAATAATCAAAAGGGTGGTTCTAGGCAAACTATTAATAAATCAGCCCTTAAAAAAATGGCAACTGTCAATAAATTAAAATCAAAACTTGCAAAAAGAAAAGAGAGTGATTAATTTAAAATAATATAGATATTAGAATAAGAACAAAAATAATGTTTTGGTTAGATAATTTAAATATATTAACGATGCCGGTATTAATTCCGGATATTAATATGACTTTTGAAGAAAAATTAAATTCTATAATAAGAGGTTTGCTATTTTTAGGAATTATTTTTACTTTGGTTTTTAATGATTCTAAATATATTTTATTTGTATTGATAATTATGATAATATCAATTATAATATATAATTACCAATATGAAAAAAATAGACAAATAGAAAAATATTTAAATGATAATAATCTTGATATTATAAATAATAAAAAGTGTATTAAACCTACAAAAGAAAATCCATTTATGAACCTTAATATATTGAATGGTAAATATGATGCAGATAATAATATGTTTTCTGCATGTTCGATTGAAAACTCTAAAATAAGTAAGAATATTGATAAGTATTTTAGTGAAAATGTATTTCGCGACACAGATGACTTATATAATAAATCACTATTACCACGACAATTTTATACTATGCCTTCAACTACAATACCTAATAAAAGGGAAAAATTAGGTGATTGGTTATATAATAAAGGACCTTCATGCAAAGAAAATAATCTTAAATGTTACGATACTAAATATAATGATATAAGGAGGGCATCGCATTTATAATGATAATATGTCGTATGTTACTTTCTTAACAGCGGTTTATTAACTGTAACCTTCTTAGTTTTCCCATGCCCTAATTTATATTTTTTCTTTGATTTATTTGCTAATATAAATGCCTTCTTTTTATGGTCACAACCATCCCTTATAATATTATAATCGACTGCAGCAGCTTTTCCAGATGTTAAAGCACTAGCCAATCTCGCTAAACCCCATGATTGTGCTGTTTGATTTGGACGAGATCCGGAAGAATAATATGCTCCCTCACCCTTCTTAACAATCTTTTGAAGAGCGTCTAATTTACAACCAGTTTTTAACGCTAGTTCTTTTGTAGGTAATAAGTTTTTAACTTTGTATATTTTGCGAGCATTCAATATATGATTTGATGTTTTGTTTTTAAAAGATTTTACCTTATCACGTGTATAATATATCCCTTTTTTATATAATTGCTGTGATTTTACTAACATTTTAACTTGTTTTTTTTTATCATTATTATTTAATATTTTTGGCAAATATCTAACAGGAAATTTTAAAGTAGGTTTCATATTATATAAAAATATTAATAAAAAATGATTGATAGTTATATTAAATAATATAACTATGAACAAACAAAATAATATGAATGTATGTCCCTGCGGAGGTGGTCAATCATGTATTGTAGATAGACGCGAATTAAATGATTGGGTCCATGAAGATAATCTATTTCTAGAAAATAAGTTACCTCTAAGAAAAAATTGCTTTCAACAGTATACTAAACAGCAATTAAATTTATTAAATAATTTTCACTCTAATAATAGTTTTTGTTAGATGATTTGTTCGTCAGAAAAAGACATAGATAATATTTTTTCAAACTCAGTATATCTTCCTTTAAGTATTTTAAATTCATGGTTAATATTATATACTAATCGCGAATTTGACATATTTAAATATTCACGCTCTATATTATTTAATTTAATTGGCTTAAAACCCTTATTTTCATTTTTAATATAGCGACTATTATGTTTATTTAAATAATCATATTCTATATGAGCTCTTTTTATATGTTCTAATATATATAAAACAATTTCTTCAATAAAATTGTATAATTCTTTTAATTTTTCTGTTTGATTGTTCTTATATTTATTTACAGTTGCAATATAATCAACATGAATTGGTGCAACTTTTGTTGATGTAAATCTTGAAAAAAAATTCCCTAACCCACCACCTTTAATTTTAGTTTTATTACGCTTTTTATTACGCTTTCCTCCCTTAATTTCTTGTCTTTCAATTTTATATATTTTATAATCATCAAATGATTGTTTACCATTTACAGACCAATTATTACTAAAACAACTTTCTAATGCAACTATAACCCTTTCTATAGATTTTAATTTTTTTTCAATACTTTCTAAAGGTATAAATTTAAGTCGGGAATAAATATTAGAAGCAATTTTCTCGTTTTTTTTATCTATATATTCTTGTATTTTTTGCTTTTTAATATCATCATTAAACTCTCTTTTATTAAGAATATATGTAATATTTGTACATTGTGTTTGTACAGTATTTATTTTATTAATTACATTATGTAATTCTCTATAATAATTACCATTTATAAAATCAGATAATTCTCTTTTTCTTTCTAAAAAATTTATAGCTAATACTTCTTTTTCCGCATCAACATCAATAATTTCATAATGTTCTTCTACATATACATATCTCTCTTTTGCTATTTTTTTATTTAATTCAATTAATTTAGATACTATAGTACTATTAAAAAGCACATGTGCTTTGATATAACCCATATAACTAATATGCGAGTCTAATATACCTATACAACATGTCACAATAACATCAATAAAATTATATATTAAGTCAATATAATATATCGCTAAAAACTTTGAGTAATATAAACTGACTTCTTTTTTTTTTATTGTCGATGATGATATACCTGTATTAGAATAGTTAGATATTGGATATGGGAGTATTTTTTTTGAAGAAAATGGATTCATTATACTATATTATATACTATATAATATACTATATAATATACTATATAATATACTATATAATATACTATATAATAAATATAATATGTCGATAATAAACTTCTATATTATATATATTGATTATCTATAATTTTATAAATATATACATACTATATAAATAATATGTAAATAAATATTCTATATAATGAAAAAATCTAGAACGATAACATATAATATTGAAACATGTGATGGTGTTTCTATGAGTGAATTAGAATATAAGGACTATGAAAAAAATTCAAAAGGAGAAGAGAACCTATTGCATTACAAGGTAAAGAAAGTAAATAATATTACGGATGATAATAAAATAAAAGCAATAGGAAATATAGAGGAGATAGAAGAATTAAACGAAACATTTAATAAAATATGCAAGTTTGACAATAAAATAGATGAAACTATCGGAGTAAGTAGCAATAATAATGAATGGAAGATACATGAATATAAGAATCATAAGTTTGATAAAGAATATGTTCAAGAATACGATACTATAAAATTTGATATAAATTATGATTTATTGCAAAAAAAAGAAACAAAAAATTATATTAAAGATAATAAATAATTTTTTTATTTATTATTTACAAATAGATAATGAATAATAATAAGTTTGATGCTTCAACAAGTATATGTTCTGATAATTGTTGGAGAACCGCAAAAGATTTAAATAATAATAAAATGTCCGAATATAATTTATATCCTAATAATTTTGTAGATTGTGTAAATCCTAATGTTAGAATGACAGACAGTTATTTAGAACATCCTAATTTACGTGGGCGTCCGGGATATGGATTAGCAGATGACTGTCTTATAGATAATGATTCTATGCTTCGCAATAATCCTGACGCTATGACACAAGACCGCTGTAAAATACAATTAAATAATAGAATATTTACATCGGGTCCTAGTTTAAGATGTGGTGTAGGAAACATAGGAGAGGAATTAAACTTAATTGAAGGGACAGATACAAATCCTTTCAAATGCAAAAAACAAATTATGGAAAAAGAGATGAGTAATTTTATCCCTCTATTAGATTTTATGAAAGATATTCAAGACCCAAATAATATAGTCCCTGTATGGACAAATGGCGGAGAAGATACGCGGTCTTATATACACCGCGCAGAATTTAACAAACATTGCAATTGGGCCGGGCGTAATAAAAATGTTTCTATATAATAAAAAAATATTATATAATAGAAGATAATATGAGTTTTAATAGAACAACATACGATACTTGTTCATACAAGCAAGAATTACAAGGGAACGTAAGCACATTAAGTTATTTACTTTCTCCATATAGATATGAACATGTAGACAAATGCAGACACCAACTAGGATTTATCGGTGGCACCGCAGTTTCACACGTTCAAGGAAATTTAGTTGATTTAGATAGTGAATTAAGAGGCCAGACCCGAATAGTTTCTAAGTGCGGGACTAACATGTATGTTCCTACAAATGACGGAATCATTAAAAATGATAAAACTCCGCCTATTGATACAACGATGCTTCATCTACCCGCGTGTCAATCAATAATGTATAGAGAGGTTCCTTTACCGCCAAAAATAAATTATAATAAATGCAGTTAATCAATTTATTGATATTAATATTTATTGATATTAGCACAATTTACCTAAGTAATTAACAAGAAAAAACCAAACTAGATAGAATGGTCCTAGCATAAATGCACAGAATGCAAATAATAATTTAATAATAATACTATCAATCATACCTTTCCAAGTGCATGTAAATGATAAATATGCCGCAAAAACAGATATTAAAAATGTTAAAATATATAATAATACAATATATATATTATCAATAATACCCCATCTATAATAATAATTTGAGTTATATCCTAACATACGAAGGTAAAGCGCACTAATTATATCATATTTTACAACATCATTTTTGTCAACATCATTATTAATTGCATAATAATTATCAAATCCTTCGTTATATAATTTACTTGCAATTAATGATAATATAAGCATATCTATTTATTTATGTATAAAATAATATATTATTTTATTAGATATGAACCATTATATAGATACTAGGTTAAATTATGATAGTTGTAGTTACAAAGAACAATTGAAAAGGTCTGTTGGACCGGGATTATATCAACTTGAAACACCATATAATGATTGCGAAGAATGCTTTCAAGATGTGCCAAATGACCCCGCGCTAATATATCAAAATTACGGACAAAATACTTGCAGTATGAAAAAAGCAGTCGATGATTCGAGCGAACTTCTAGGATTAAATTATAAAAAAACTAAATGCAACGCATATGAATATTTACCAGGAATATATCAATCAACAGGATGCCATATTAAAGGTGCTGATAAACCACGCACTTGCATAATACCTAGAGAAGATACTAGGTTATCAAACCCTCCTTGCACTTTAAAGGAGACTGGAATTAATAGATGGGAGTGGCTTTGCTTTGACCCTCAAGAGCGAGCGATTGAAGCATTCGATAGAGTTCCTGTTAATTATAGAATGGTTGCTAAGGATAATCATGTTCCCGTTATTGAAATGCCAGAAGACCAATCTGTATTTCTCCCGAAGGATAATAGTTCTAAGTTAATAACAAACTTAGATGAATGGAAAAATAAATCAAAAGACAATTTAGCATATTCACCTGGATACCCATACGGCACTATGTATCCAAGTGTAAAATGTAAGAATTAAGGATATTATTCCTGTTTTTCCCATACTTCATAAAAAAATTTTTGACAAGGACCTCCGCCTCCTGCTCGAACATAAACACGTTTGAAATTAAATTTTTTAAACTCTTCATCAACTGCAAGTTTATGATTAAAATCATAAAAAAAATCATTCTCTATAATAATTTTTTTAAAGTTTTCTAAAAACGTAGGTTCGTCGCGAAGTATATAATATAAGGCACCTTCACAATCAGCAACTAAAGTATCAAATATCATATTATTATATTTATTTTTAATATCACTCCATGTTACAGTTTTAATCTTTGTCCAATTAACAAAATCGAGATGATTTATAATATAATCAACAGGTACAGTATCCCAGCCTTTTTGATATAATTCACATTTAGATATCGCACAATCTTCAATATGAAAATTAAGATTATTTAAATCTCTGTTTTCTTTTAATTGCTGTGCAGTAGTATCAAAACTTTCAAATACTACTAAATTTTTACTGTCATTTAAGAGAGATGCTATGATACATGAATTTCTTCCAATATTACCTCCAAGTTCTAATACAATATCATCTGGTTTAATATACAATACAGCCATTTCTTGTTCTGGATATTCTTCGCTAAAATTACCGTAATTTAATTTTAATTTACTATGTAAGTCTGTTAATTTATCAGTAATACTCTGAACTACGCTCATTTTATACATATTATAATAAGTAAAGTCTTTATATATTTATAGTTTATACATAATATATTTACTATTTTTTTTCCTATATTCATTAGAGGTTAATAATGAATTTATATTCAAATGACAACGACATCCCATCGATGAACAATATTTATAGTTCTAAATATTGGGATAAAGTCAAAGAAGACGAACAAAAAAGAAGCAATAAATTATACGAACAGGCAAAAACACCATATGAGACAGGGATAGTTGCAAAACCCGCTTATTCAGACATGTTTGCTAGAATTGATTCTGAAGATGACCCTATGGCAAATGAAAATAATAATTTTATGTCTTCTTTATCGGGAGAAAGGATTAATAAAAGCGACTTTTCGCATAACAATATGACACCATTCTTAAAAAAAAACGTTACACAAAATACCAACGTTGAAAACATGTCTTCTGTATTTGATAGTAAAACCGGAAATAATCAATTTTGGCAAAGTAAAAAAGAGACACCGTGTTTATTCAAACCAGAAATGAACATGGGCGGAAATGTATGTAGTATGAAAAATAATGATGATTTTTTAAAGTCTAGAATAAACAATTCATCGCGTGTTAATAATTTTTTCCCAATAGAAAAAATTAGAGTTGGCCCTGGTATTAATAAAGGATTTGATTCAGCACCGACAGGAGGGTTTCATCAAATGGAAACTGCTGATTATGCTAAACCTCGTAATTTAGATGATTTAAGAAGTAAAATTAATCAAAAGCAATCATATTTTGAATTACCTATTAAAGGACCTCCTAAAGGGACCGAACAACGCAGCGTCATAACTCCGTTTAATAAAAATCGTCCTGATACAAATTATGAAGTAACTCCTGATATGTGGTTAAAAACAACAGGAGCAATCACAAAAGAAACAAGTAGACCGTCGCAAAATATTAGACCAACCGCTCGCCCTGAATTTCATGTTGATTACAAGGGTTCTGTCCAATATGGCATTAATTCTCCAGGACAAGGTGCTGAAACTGATTATGGTAAAAGTAATATAATGATATATGATAATGAACGTAATATTACAGAAACGAGAACAGTTGTATCAAATGTTTCTTCACTTATCAAAGCAATAGCCGCACCTATTTTGGATGTTCTTAAATTTACTATGAAAGAATATACAGTTGAATCTGAACGTGCTGTAGGTAATCCAAGTATACAAATCCCAAGCAAAGCTACAACATATGACCCCGATAACCATATTATGAAGACTACCGTTAAAGAAACAACAATACATGATAGTGAATTAACAAATTTATCAGGTAATAAGGAAACATATTCTGCTTTGAATGATACAGCAAAGACTACAGTTAAAGAAACGACAATACACGATAGTGAATTAACAAATTTGGCTGGTAATAAGGAAACATATTCCGCTTTAAATGATATCGCTAAGACTACCGTTAAAGAAACTATGATACATGATACAAATGTAGCAAATATTAAAGGAGATAAGACAGAAGGATATATATTATTTGATGATGATGAAGCAAAAAAGACCCTAAGGCAAACATTACCAAAAATAGATAGCATTCGCAATATTGGAGGCACAACATACAAGGTTACATTATATAATCCAGACAACATAGCAAAAACAACAACAAAAGAGACGATGATTAAAGGTAAATCAGAATATGGATTTATAGGTGGGATATTAGAAGGATTATTTGGAGGTTATTTGAGTGCTAATGTTGACCTCAAAAATACTCACAAGCAATTTTTATCTGATACTAATGAATATGGGATTGCAGGTTCAAGAGGTGAATTTAGACAAATGGATAGAACTGCTGAAGAAAATGCAGAGATTGATGGAACCCGAGAAGGTATTATGATAAGCGCTGGATATACTCCAAATCCTGGTAATGTTAATATTAATGCAGACCCGTCAGAAATTGAAATGAGCACGAAAAAACCTTTTGAAAATAGTATATCAGCTAGAAATAGTGGTAATATAGGAAAGGTATATCAAACAACACCTGTTTTTGATAATTGCAGTATAACAAAAATGCCGGAAAATAATAATGCATATTCGAATCGTTTAGATAGTGATTTACTTGAATCAATCAATACTAATGAATATGCAATTCATATTAATCCTATTAAAAAAGGTTGCAAAATATGAAATAATAAAATAATGAAATAATAAAATGATATAAAGATTTACTACATTATATAGTATGTAGTGGAAATGAGATAATATCCACTACAAATGTTCGCGTGGCCTAATCGGTTAGGGCGTCGCTCTTATGAAGCGAAGATTCTGGGTTCAAGTCCCAGCGTGAACACTTATTTTTACTATATAAATATATGAAATTATAATATATTTATAAAACAATATTGACATTCTTCTTCACTATGAATAAGATTGCATTTCTTTTTTTATTATACGATATAATTAATCATGAAAATATCTGGTTTCAGTTCTTTAATGGAATAAGCAAAAATAAATATAATATATATATTCATTATAAGACTGATGATAGATTAGAATTTTTTAATGATTATAAGTTAAATATAAATAAAACTATAAATACTAAATATGCAGATATATCTATTGTGAAAGCTCAGAATATATTGATTAAAGAGGCTTTAAAAGATAAAAGCAATAAGCATTTTATATTTTTATCAGGTTCTTGTATACCACTAAAATCTTTTAATTATATTTATAATAATCTTGATGTAAAATATTCTTATTTTCATATTGCTGACCCTGATGATTGTTTTCCAGATTGCGAGGTTGCATTAAAATATATTCCAAAAATACATATTAATAAAGCATCTCAATGGTGTATTCTCAATAGACCACATAGTGAATTATTAATAAAAGGCGCAGAAAATAATGAAAGTGCTAACAATTATTTAATATGGTTTAAAGATACATATGCACCAGACGAATTATGTTATATATCATATTTATCATATATTTTTAATAAGAATAATTCTAACATATTATCTAAAGAAATAATATCAACATCGTATACTTCAGAACCGGAAGTAGCGACGACATTTGCAAATTGGGAAGATATGAATTATAAATATGCATCTGAAAGAGAATTAAAAAATTATAAAAATATCAGCGAAGAGGAGTTAACGCATTTATTGAGAAGTAAAAGTTTATTTGGAAGAAAGTTTAAACCTTCATGCTATTATTTTTTAAATAAAAAGTTTTATTATGATATAATTACAGACAAAAAGGTATAATTGATTATCTTAATGCTTATATTTGTGTAAAAAATAAAATCAATATATTTATTCAATTCTAAAAGGGATTTCATTTAGGATATTTGCTGGGCGCTGTGTAATAAACATATCTTTTGGAGTATATTTTAAGAATATATTTTCTATTATATCGATAAATAAGGTTCTTTGTAAAGGGGTTCTACGTGAAGGAGGTTGATATGTTTTTTTAGACATTTCAAATATTTTTGTTGAAATTTCTAAAATGGTTTTATTTGTGTTATCTTTTGGTAAATCTTTATAATTACCCCAACCTGTTTTTTTATTCATAAATGCATGTATTATTTGAAAATAATCCGCATTTATAGTGTCAATATCTTGTTCTTCAATTCTTTCCGCGAAACCGTAATCAAAAATGATGATATTATACTTACAAGACTTTAAGTAATAATCTTTACCATTAAAAGTATAATGATAATACCCTATTTCATTATTTTTTTGATATAAAAAGTTTCCATGATGTGCATCCTTGTGAACAAACTTTACAAGATTTTGAAATGTTGCGACTGATATGTATGTTTGAAATAATAGGTTAAACATTAATTCGTCATCTTCTAAAACATCACGTTTGGTAACAAGCATTTTAAGGTCGCCGTCTGCAAGTTCATTAACACTAATTAATCTTATTTTTAATGGTATTTTTTTGGTTTTTTTGACACAATTGCTACTGCTATAAATCATAAGAAAATGTCTTGAAAGTTTCTTTAAAATTATTTTATTTGTTATAAAGGTCATAATATCAACTTCTCTTACATTATCTGAATCAAACTTCATTACTTTTGTTGCGATAGGATATATACCTAATAAATTTGGAATACTTGTTAAATAAATTGTGCCATATTTGCTTTTACTTCCTATTAGTTTTTCAAGATTTATAATGTTTCTAATAGTATATCCTAATGTAACTTGTCCTTGTGTATTACCATTAAAAATTTTTACTTCTAAACAATCATCATCTTTTAATAATGATAGTTTTGGTTTAAGTAAATTGTAACGATTTATACGATTTATTAAAGTATTTTTATTTGTAGTTAGTTTATCTCTAAGAAAATTTTGAATTTTCTTAACTTTATTAGTTTTTAATACATCATCTGAAAAAACGCGCGAACTTGACTGATAAGATGGAGTTCTAGATAGTTTTTTAGAACTGTTTGAACTATTAATACTACCCTTTTTTTTACTAGAACTTTTTGATGATGATAATTTAGGCGATGATAATGATTGACGGATTGATGTTGCAGGAGACGCAAGACGTGATGATGAATTATAAATTGGTGTTTTTCGTGATGGTGATTTATGCGATGAAACTTTAAGTGATGGAGATTTTCGCAAAGGTGATTTATGGGTTTTTCTAATAGTTTGCAATATACGCTGTTGTTTTTTTTCAATATTTTTTAAATAAGCACTCTTAACATATCTTTCTGTTATAGGATTAACAACATGGTTTAATGGGTCTTTAATACATTTAAAAGTTTTAATATCTCTTATACGATTATGTTTACATTTTCTAACACATCTTTTTGTTATTGGATTTCTCTCTTTTCCATCGGGACAACTTTTTAATGGTTTGCTTGGCATATATAAATATCTTCTCTATAAATATAAATATTTAATAATATGCTTCATGAAATATAATAAAGATATAAAGGTATAAATGTTTATTTAATAAATATTATAATAAATGAATACTTTGCAGTTAGCAAAATATTATGTCTATAATCATAATGAATTTAATGGTGAAAAAGGGCATGAAAAATTATTAGTTGGATTAAAGAAATATGTAAAAAAATGTGATGATAATTGTAAAATAGTAGGAATTGATGTTGGATGTTGCGTAGGTGATTATATTCAACATATGAAAGATATTTGTAAGGAAGAAAATAGTATTATATTTTGTTTCGAACCTAATCCAGTAAATATTTTAGTATTGGAACCAATTATAAATCAATTTGATAATTTGAAATTATTTAAAAATTGTTTATCAAATGTAAATGAAATCGCATCTTTTTATAATTACAAAAATATTACTAATAATGCAGGGAATCAAGTCGCCGGACTAAGAAACGACGGAGAAAAAATATGCGATGTTGATGTAAAAAAATTAGATGATATTTTAGACAAAGAATTTAATGGTGAAAATTTTATTATTAAATTTATAAAAATAGATACAGAAGGTCATGATGGTGATGTAATTAAAGGTCTTGAAAAATATTTACCAAAAACAAAATATATTATATTTGAATGCTCTGATTGTTTAGACGATTATAGGGGTCCTGGAATAAAATATCCGATGAAAGATATAGTCGATTTTTTATCAAAAAATGGTTTTGATACTTATAGAATAGGGATTAAAAAATTATTCAAAGTAAATGATGAATATTGGAATAATGTATATGATGATTTTAAATTTCACTCAAATTGTTTTTCATTAAAGAAGGATGATATTTTAATAAATGAAATAATAGATGAAAATTTTGATTATACGTATTAATATTTCTAGTTTAATATTATAAATTAAATTATATATAAAAAATATAATAAATATATATATATATATAACATGAATTCATCCTATCAAGATTGGGAACCTGTCGTTATCAGGAGTAAAAATAATATAAATGCACAAAAAAAAGAAGCATATCATACAACTGAAAAACCGATGGGTAATAAAGAATTTAAGAGATTAAATAATGATGATATACCTGCGTTAAATAAAATAAAGCTTGAACAAGCACAAGCAATTTCAAGAGCGAGAAATGCTCTTGGTTTAAATCAAACAGAACTTGCGCGCATGTTAGGAATTCAAGAAAAAATTATTAAAGAGTATGAAAATTGTTCGGTTACAAACTTTTCACCCTTATTATATAAACGCATTTTGACAGTTCTTAAAGTTGACCCAAAACTTGTTAAAAAATAGTAAATAATTATTCGCTCTCTCCTGAACATTCAGATGACGCAACAGATGATTGATCTGAACCTGAATTACTTTTAGAACCTCCGCTATTGTAAGGTTCAAATCCCATTTTCATCGGGAATGTAGTATTTCTAAAAATACTAGGATTTACATTATTTTTTTTAATTTCATATGAATTATCATCATTATCAAATACACCGAGAGAAGAAAATATATCGACGTCATCGCTAAATGCCATATAAATTATAAAGAATACTACTGATACTATTAACATATATATCATAACATTATTTATTGTGAATAAATCTCTGTTAATATCGTAAGGTTGCACATTATTATCCCTATTTAAACTATCAATATATTGATAGACTGCAAAGATTAGTGTTGATATAACTACTGAATATAATATATACATATCTATATATATTTTTCTATAATTCTTATATTCATTAAAACGCGCGCAACAATTAGACAAAACTGTCATTTCTACCTGTATTGTTTTTTGCCTTCTTAACGCGTGTCTTTTTGATAGTTTGTTTATTTATAAAGCAATTATTTATGAAATCTATAACATCTTTTGGTTCATCATTTAATTTATTTGCAATTTTTTTATCTTTCTTTAATTTTTTAATATTATTTTTAATTTCTTTTATTTCATCTTTCTTTAAATTATGGTCATTCAATCTATTCTCATTTTCATCAATATCTTTATTAAGTTCATTTAACCCATAATCATTATTATGCTGTCTATTAATATCAATTAATATATCATTTATTATAGGATATGCAAATTGACTGCGGTCATTTGTTCGATCGATGTAACTTATTAATCCTGTAACTTTATCCATAAACTCTTGCGAACCTTCATCTGTAAATAGTCCATTCTCATTACATAATTTAGTCTTAAATGTTTCAAATTCTTCAGGGAATCTATCATTATTTTCTAATAATAAATTAAGTATTTTTACAGAACTCATCGGGTCATCAGTTATAGGTGTAGCCGTCATAAGTAATAATTTAAGCGAATCTTTACCCGAAACATTATATGAGTTTTGTATCATATTTTGAAGAACTTCCGGATTCGGTTTTTCTAATGCAGATAAAGAAGAACTATATATTTTATGTATTTCATCAACTATTATAAGTGTTTTTTTGAATGGGTCTTGGACTCCATTTAATGCAACCATTTCCTTATAATATTTATTTTTACCCTTAATTAGATTAGTAAATTGCTTATAAGATATGGGTTGTAACCAATTTTTTCCTAAAAACTCCATGCGTTTGGCCTTAGTTGATGGTAATATTTCGCCATTTTTTAAGCGCTCTTGAATTATTATATTACAAATATTATCAAACATATTTTTCCAGATATCCTCCTTTAATGTATGCCGTGTTACCCATAATATCTTGTATCCTTCTCTATCAAAAGTATTTGTTGCTGTTGAAATAGCGGTGCATGTTTTACCCGAACCGACACTATGATATAATAACATACCTTTGTAAGGTGATTGAGGTGTTAAAAACTTTTGGACAAAGTTTTGCGTATTTGAAAATATGACAAGTTTATATTCTTTTTTATTCTTCTCTTTTTCTATATCATCTTCGGTAATAACGCATTTATTTTCAATATCTATATTATTCCATTTGTAAGGAGCAAAATGTTTCTTAACATATTTATATAATTCTATATTACTTAATTTAGTTTTTGGTGGTTCAGGGACAAGAACAGGTTTTTTATTTATTAATTTATTTTTATATTCTGTGATAAATCTCATCGCATCAGCATAGTTTTTATCATTAATAATATTTTCATTTTTATAGTGATTTAATTTATCAATAATATTGTCTCCATATAATTTAAGAAAATTAATAGGGTTCATCCATAATTTATTGATTGTATCGCAAAAATTTTGATTTTTATCTATAATATTGCATAATAAAGGTTTGGGGTTTTTATTATTTAAATATGTAATCAATTCACTATCTTTAATATTATTAACTTTATTTTTAATATTTCCAAAATAATTTTTTTTATTTACAACATTAATATTATCAAATCGTTTATCGACCTTTTCAATTATAAATACAACTGCAATAATAAGTAACGCATTTGCAGAAGGAAAATCTTCAAGAACGCCATGGCATTTTTTCTTACAATCTATTAAATCATCATTATTATATATTTTTCCACGAATATTATTAACTACTTGAATATAATCGTCGCGTTTTGGTTTATCATTTTTATTATTCTTAATCATCAATAAATCATAGAAGCGATTATTCTTTTCTCTCAGCATATGCAAATTTTCTGTAAGAGGTGTATCCACCGCCGATGCAATCATTATTGCTTCAATATCGACTGTAAAATTAAATGCGCTTATATTTTTATTGCTATGTTTAAGATATAAATCATGAACTGTTATATCGTTATCATACTTTATATTATATCTATAAATATTAAGTGTCCACCCTACATTAGGTATAAATGGTAACCCTGATTGACCACAATATCGCGTACCTCTTCCAACAACTTGAGTATGTTCCGCTTTTGTAACTAAAGGTTCTAAAATATGCATATATTTAACATCAAAAACATCTAACCCTTCCTTATATCCCGAATCTAATATTATTATTCGCATATTTTCACCATTAATATTTGATGGTCGCGCATTCATATACGTCATCATCTTCTTTTTTAACCCAGTTGTCAGAGGTTTTTGGTAAACTGTTGATGTTGTTAGAAGTCCAAATGTTTTATTTTTATCTACAATATCCTGTCTTAATGCAAACTTATTTGAATATACGAGAGAGAAATCATTTGCTATTAAAGATGACGCAACCATTTTAGCACCATAAACCCCTGCTACATCACTATATATGATGTGTTTATAATATTTATTCTCATTTGCCATATCCTGTGCATCAAGTTCATTAATTTTTTTAATCATTTCATCTATTTTAGGTGATAGTTTTGGAATGTCATTCAATACTGTCTCTTTATTAAACTTTTCTGAATCAAACTTGTGTTCGGGTTTGATTTTTGCCCATGTGCCAGTATTACGAATGCATAATGCATCATTAAATTTTTTACTCATTTAATGATATTCTATATTAATATAATATTAAAAGTATATAGTAATTGCAAAAACATAATTTAGTATTATTTGCCCTTCCTTATCAATATACAACGACCAGTCTTAGGATTTAATACTTTACCTTCTGGACATTTTTTTGGAGATTTATTAGCAACATCTTTAATATTCCTTATCAATATACAACGTCCAGTCTTAGGATTTAATACCTTTCCTTCGGGACATACCTTGGGAGACTTTAATGGCTTATTAGCGACTGCCTTAGCATTTTTTATCAATATACAGCGGTTTGTCTTCGGATTTAATACTTTACCTTCGGGACATTTCTTAGGAGACTTTGGAACCTTTGGAACCTTTGGAACCTTCTTAGGAGATTTTGAAGCATTAGCAGACTTAGTTGCACTATCAATCGAAGTTTCCTTATTAGCATCTTTACATACATATACTAGTTGCCTTCCTCCTTTGCTAAAATTGAAGCAGAGATCTTTAACTTTTAATTTCCTTTTTAATAATTCAGGGATACATTTCCTAGTGTTTAGACAGAAGTCGTAGTTTTTTACGATGTTCCAATCATACTTCATAAGTTCACAAGGAATATTTCTTGTTATATTTTTTGCCATTACTGGGTCCATACTGGTTCTCGTCCAGCCGTTATAGACATACTTGCCTTTTTTACAAGTGATACCTGCGATTGCGTGTCCGCTCTTTTTATTTATATTCCAATTAGCCAATATTACCGCATCTAAATTATATTCCTTGCCATTATAAAATATTTGTTCGCTCATAGACTTTAGACTATCCTTGGTGACACCTTCTTTCACCTTGTAAAACGAGCGGTCCCCTGAACTTTCAGAAACATTCACAATCAATATAGGTGGTGCATAGTTATTATCTACATAGTTGTCTCTTCTCGTATTGTCCTTAAAAACATTATCTATATTGATACTAATATCTATCTTCCTCTTTACAATTGTATATTTTAACCAATCATATTCCTCATTCAAGAAAGAGTATGACAAGGTACCATCTTGAATATAATAATCAAAAATCTTATAATCTAAGTTTAATAGTTTATATAGTTTGCCTATGTAATACACCGGAACAAATCCTCCTGATACCTTCTTAGGGTCATAAGGGAATACCTTGCTATTTTCCATATTTAAGTATGTAAGTATTTTTAGAAAGGTATCATCTCTAAACTTCTTATAATCTTCGCTATCTCTACCATCAGCCGTCTTCAAGTATTTATCGTCAAGCACATGCTTTAATGACGCAAATAGCGCCTTCTTATTATTCCAACTATTAGATGCTTCAAGTAGTAATTTTCTACTACGTTGACTATAAAACATAGCAACAAAGGTAGCCATAAACCAGCAAATGGGACCCACTTGCTTTGGCGTTAGAATTCTCTTGCATATACTTTTTTTTGCCTCTTTTATTTTTACAGGCGATAAATTCATTAGCAAAATAAAAAATATAACTCTATATATAACATAAATAATATAAATAATTTAACATATAAAAAATGATATATAAATTTATATAAATAAATAATAACTATTAAATAATAAAATTATGAATGCACGTTTTATTGCTTACCTTGTAATAACATTAAATTATAAAAATTATACAAATGGAATTAATTCGCATATAGAAAAAGTTCCTATTTTTAAATGTAATAGTGAACCAGAACTAAGAATGTTATACAATACTTCATTTTATACGTCATACACTTCATCTATTAATAATATAAATGACAAACCTGCAAATTCTGATAAATATAAAGCAATTATATACAATAAATATAGAAGAAATATATATCTTCGCTCAAAAGAAAAATATAAATATGATGATAAAAAATAAATAATATAAGACTAATATAAGAATATATATATAAATACTTGAATGTACCAAACAAGCATTCGAAATAAGAAAAAGAAAAGTCAATTTAATAAAGTTTCTAATAATAATTATGATATAGACAGCGAATACGAAGTATATGCGTATGTAATTAAGTTATTAGGAAATTGTAGGGTTCTTGTTTTATGTGATAATGGTAAAGAGGCTGTTGGTGTAATTAGAGGTTCTATGAGACGTTTTAATAAAAGAATATTAATTGAGACAGGAGATATTATTGCTGTATCTATAAGAGATTATCAATCCGGAAAAGTTGATATCGTTCATAAATATAATGCAGAACAATGCAAGATCCTTATTATTAATAAAGAAATTTCGGATACTTTGATTAATGCTTATAATAGGGTTAATATTCATACAGCTAATAATATAAATGATGCTAATATAATTTTTGATGATGAACCAGAAGAAGAAAATAAAAAGAAGAAAGATACAGACTATAATAACAGTATCTATGTATTCAATAGCGAAGATGAAGATGACGACGAAAGTATTTAATTTATATATTATTTTTTATATTATCTAAAATATTATTTAAGATTAGATAATGGTAAAAATAAAACATATCTAAATTATAGAGATATATAATTTTAAATTTAAAATGATATTTAGTGATGAATATACTAATTTTAATGTTGTTTATAGTAAGGATTATTCTTTAATAAATATAAAGGGTTCAGTAAAAAATAAAGTTATATATAATAATGTAATAATAATCGCACCAAATCCCATAGATAGAATGAGTAATTACTCAGGGTCAGGTCTTCCTTTCCCAAATTATGAAATTGCATTTGAGAATACACCAAACATCCATACAATAGATAGTTCAGGCGTTTTTGATATATCTTTTAAATATCCTAATAGTTTCTATATACCTGACGGTATAAATAAAATTAAACCATCAATATTTTTTATATTTACAGATAATAACGACAATTCATTTCGTCTTCAATATGAACTACACGATATAAATGCACTAAGAACATTAGTGAATAGAAGTTCCCGTAAAAATCCCGAGTTCTATGGTGCAAAAGATTACATTCTACCTATTGATACTGCCGAGAAGGTAATGTACGCATACTCTCGTGCAAAAATAGAGAATGATATTGGATAATTTTACTAAGAATAAATTTGTATTATTTTTTTATAATTATTATAAAAAATTGATTATCAACCTTTAATAAATAAAGTAGAAACAAGCATTAGTTGATTGTCAAAAGTCAATTGTCATATAGTGCTCTAGAGAAAACTTAACAACTTCGTAACTTCGTCCCAAGTAGTTATCTTTAATTTCCTTAAAGTTAGCAAGACAAGCAAATTACTATGGAATTTGTCAAAATCAACTTCACCCCTAACCGCATTAAATATCTTTTGTTCGAAGAAATCAAGAATTCAGTATTTGAAAATAATGGTATTATCTTCGGAGGGTTTGTCAGAGATATGATTATTTGCGACCATTATAAGGATATATATAACAGTTCTAATGGTTATAACTATAATATTCATAAGTTTTGGAATAAATTGTATCAACCCGAAACTGCTGCACGCACTCTTGTTGCAGAAGATATGGATATTTGTATGTATACAGAAGAAGATGTTTCTAATTTTCTTGTAGCAATTGGAAATATATTTAATACAAATAGCGGATATGCAAATGTTTCGTCATCTGATATAACAGTAACACGCGAGAATTCCTATTTTAGTATACCAATCAATATGCATAAGAAAATCAATTATAAAATCACAGTAGGAAGAATTCCGTATGTGCATAGTGGTGTTGAGATATCCTTTGATTTTGATATAATTATTCCTAAAAGAACTAAGGCACTACCTCCATTCTTTAAAATTGATATGCTCTCTAATATATTTATCTTGAATAAGCACGGCGTTGTAATGTCTAATAATACAGGAACAATTATTGATAGAATGAGTATTGTAAATAAACAGAAAATCTCTAGCATCATTATGAAAGATATTGTCGAGTTTAAAACTCAATTCTGTATGAGAAGTTACCATGATGATTATACATGCGGAAATTATAACTATAATAGCGAGGTATTTAAACGTATTAATAAGATGTTATTCAAACACTTTAAATGGAATATTGAAAATCTTCCATTCAAGATTTGCAATTTCACATATGATAATAATAATAATAATTGTTGTATCTGTCTGTCTGAATTAAAGAAAAGAGAAAGAGTTGTTAAAGTATATAATGATAATTCTACAAATACAGGAAAAATAATATGTTCTGTTGCGCATGATAATTGCATGTTTAAATACTTTAAAACACAATTAGAAACTAGTAAAACTGATGGGATTATGAGTGCTGAAAGTTTTGAATTCAGATGCCCTATGCGAAATGTAATTAACTTCAGAATATATTCAGAAAACATCGGTGATATAATTAATGAAAAAATGAAGTAGTAATGTAAATAGGTAGGTATGGGAGGGATTGTATATTATAATGTAAGTAACTTAGTATATTTTTTATTTATCTTTAACTTTTTAGTATATTTTTTATATACTTTGTATATACTTTGTATATTTACTAAATATTATTTATAATTTTGATAATGCTTTGTTAATCACACTTCCAAAAGTATAACTTATTAATGATATTAAAACCATTACTATTAAATTTGAAATTTTAGATACATAGAAAATATCGCAGTGCTCTGTTATATGAAGATATACTTCAAATATTATTATTTTTATAAACATACCCAAGATAATATCAAATCCAAATATAAACCCTAGTAAAAAGTTAACTAAAATATGAGTTACTAAATATACCTTGTTTTCAATAATATTATTTGCATTATTTGGATAAAAGAATATATCTAATGAATGTATATTAAATATACATCTTAGTATTGTGAAAGTTATTGTCGCTGTAAGAATAATCAATAAATATATGTAAAAATATAATGTATCCATTTAATAAGTATTTATATGGTATCCTAATAAGATAAAATAATTTATTTTATATAATATGTTTTATATTCTGCATTAGGTATATGTTTTTCATATATCTTCTCAATTGTTTTATTAATATTTTTATTAGAATAATAGAATAAGATATGCCTTGTTAATATATCTTTTACAAATACATTTTTGAAATATTCTTTTATTTTATTAGATTTAATAAACATTATTTTATTATAAATAACTCTATTCTTAACTATATCATTATTAAATAGTAATTGGTCTTTGTATTCATCATTATAAGAATTTAAATTAAAAAATTTTTTATTCTCATACAAGTATTTAAAATACTTTTTTGCATTATCTATGTCTTCATCTTCTATAACATAATTATTAAAAATATTTAGCATATTTATTAGAAATATTGGCATATCTTTACTTTGGCATAGAGATGTCATATTATAATATGACATCTCTGAATTATATTTATCTATATTAATAGATAACCCAATATAGTAAATTATTCCAAGTTTTTTACGAAGTATTTTGTAAAATATTCCTGTATAAAAATTAAACATTATTCTTTGAATATAATGTAAAATTAAATGTTCTTCAGAAATAAATGAGATTTTCTTTGATAAATGTATTACTATAGAGTTATTTATATCTCTAATATTATTTTTAATATTAACTATTTTTAAATTATTATTATAATGCGTTAGTTGTGGATATACTAATTGTGATTTTTTATATTTAATAATTCCAAAATATTTTTTGATATTCTTAATAGTCTCATAAATTTTATCTGAAGGACAAGTTATTGTTAAAATTAAATTATCAGTATTAAAATGGTCATTAATGTATTTATTTATTGTATAATTATCAAAATTCTTTATATTTTTTATCATATTTTTATAATCTTTAATATATGAATATTTAGGATATAGAAACTGAAACATGCTAAATGTAAACTTATAATTTGTGTTTGATATATATCCCATATATTCTTGAATAACTGCTCCCTTTTCCTTTTCCATATCTTTATTAATATGAAATTTATGTATAGCATTAGATAATATATCCATATAAAATGCTAAATCTTCTGAAAGTCCTGATATATATATACTAGTCTCATATTTATCAACGTAAGCATTTGTGCTCCCACCGCGTCTATATATTTCATCGCTTATATATGAAGATTTCTTATATTTTTGTGATGTTAAACGTCCAAGTAAATGTTCGCAATAGTGTGTTATCCCTGCTTCACACTTTTTTTCTTGATATTGTCCTAATAAAAAATTTGCTGATATATATGTTAATTTAGTTTTTAATGGAACTATTATAACTCTAATACCATTATTTAACTTAATTCTTTTAATATTAATATCCATATATTGTATTTTACTGTCTATAACGTCTATAATATGTATATATATTTACGAATAGATTGGTTTGCATAACTGAATCCAATTTAACATTATATTAATGTATATATATATATATTCTAAATATGCTAGGTTATTTATATTACTTAACATATCAAATATTAAGTATATCTCAATAATTTTTGGTATAATATCTGTATATTTCGAAATATATGATGTAAATATTACCGGAACAATAATAGAAGTATATAAAATAGGGTTATTTGTTTTATACGAGAGATACATATATAAAAATTGAAGCATATAAATGAATTTATATAAATAATAATCCCTTTTAAATAGTATGTTTTTTTCAATATTATTTTCAGATGTATCTATCCATCTTAAATAATGTATAAATGAACTGCAAAACAAAAATATATAATAATTTATGTTAATAGATATACAATATAATATAATTATAAATTGAATATTATTATTACCTATGTAATATTCTATATCATGATATACTTTTGTAGATATTATCATTACTTTTGCTAAATATTTTATAAATCTATTTTGAGGTTTCAACGTAAATAAAAAAAGGTTTCTAAATAATTTATTATACATTATTGAAAGTTTGCTAAGAATAAATCCAAATACAAATGCCCAATTTGGATATATACAATAATGCAATTTTAAAATTACCCTAAATTTTTTAGTATCATTTTTATCTTCATGATATCTAATAATTGGCGTTATGTAATGGCATTCTCTATGAAAATCAAATCCAACAACATCTCCAGTTTTTATTATATATGTTTCAGGTATTATATTAAATACTGTCATTGTATCTTTATTATTATCAAGACCAACAATAACTCTATAACAGGATGCAAACGGAATATAAAAGAATGGTCCATCAATATGTCTAGTATAAAAAATATTATCAGAAGCATTTTTTTCAAAATTAATATTATTATTTAAAGGCGGTGATACATAAATTTCGTTCATGTCTTGCAAAATATCAACAGCATAATTATCCCCATATAATGTTTTAAACATTCCTAGTATTTTTTTATTATTTGATATATTACTAAATAATTCATTTATATTTGGCGGTAAATCCTTACACCACCAATGTGTTGATGTATTAATAGACGGTTCTTGCTTAATTACCCATTCTCTAATACTATTAAGCGAACTGTTTTCATTATTTAATTTACAATTAAGAACTCTAGACGTTTGAGATTTCCAAGGTAAATAAAACATTTATAGTATTATATTTATAATATATTTTATATAATTTAAATAAAAATTGATAGATAGTATTGTTGTAATATTAATTAATACAAAGGATTAACGTATAATCATGAATACTGAACAAACTACCATTCCCAAATATGCATGCACCGAAAATGGAGGTATTGCACTTGATACTACTGGAAATTCAATCACCGACTATTTTATGATGTATACGCGTACTCTTACACAAGAGCAAAATTATAAGTATATTGAAAAGTGTTGGAGTGTTAGTCCTGTGAAAACAGTAGCGGTTATTTTTAATGGACGCGATAGGTTGACAGGAAAGAAAGAGAAAACAGTATCTAACCAGGGCATGTTGTGGTTAAGAAATAATAAACCATATACATATATGAGCAATATTCTTACATATGTAAATAAGTATGGGAGATGGAAGGATTTGTTGTATATTTGCTATGAGAATAGTGGTAATGAAATGATCAATAAGAATTATGAATTAACCTTGTTTGCTAATAAACTGCGCGATGATATTGCAGATTTAAATAGCGAGAATGATGTTCATAATATTTCTCTATGCGCTAAATGGGCACCAAGCGAAAATGATAGAAATGATGAGCGCAAGCATTTTGCGAAGAAACTTGCATCTATCCTTTATGGAAAAGATGATAATAAGAAGATGGAAAAATATAGGAAAGAATATCTTGCTCCTCTTAGGAAAAAAATTAATATTGTCGAAAAACTCATGTGTAATAATGAATGGGATAAAATTAATTATGAATGTGTTCCAGGTGTTGCATCCAGAAGATTACATAAAGCATTCAATATTCATGATGGTGAAAGATATAGTGAATATTTATCAAAGGTAAGGGATGGAACTGCAAAGATTAATGTTACAGGTATTCTCCCTCATGAACTTGCTAATTATTATGTTAATCTTCGTAATACTCAGGATGAATATACAGAGAATGAAACTATAGAACTGCAATGGAGAACTATTGTAGATAATGTTAAAAATAGTGGCATTCTAGGAAATTCTTTGGCTGTTATTGATTTGTCAGGGTCTATGTTTTCTGCTAGCAACGGAAGTATTCCAGCACAAGTAGCAATTTCACTTGGCATTATTACTTCACAGTGTTGTAATGGAATGTTTAAGAATAAATTTATTACATTCAGCGATAAACCTGAATTAGTTTCCCTTATTCCAGACGAATCATATAAAGAATATACTGAAAAAGGTGTTGAACCTTCTCTATATACCTGCTTTAAATCATTAATTGATGTTGATTTTGGATATAATACAGATTTTGTTAAATGTTGCGAAAGTATTATTAAGTATGGTCAGGATAATAATATTAAGGACGAAGATATGCCTAGAAAATTATTTATCTTTACTGATATGCAATTTGACGAAGCGAATGTAGATAGGGAAAATAAATGCGTTGAAACAGTATATAAAACAATTGTTAAAAAGTTTAAAGCGGTAGATTATACTCCGCCTAAGTTTATATTCTGGAACCTTAATTCGGCACATAAAGAATCTTTCCCTGTTAATTGTAAAACAGAGGGAACTGCGATGATTTCCGGATTTTCCGAACAACTTCTAAAAATATTTATGAGTTACGATGAGTTTAATGCCGACCTAATTGTAGATGAAATTCTAGCTCCTTACATTAAAGAAATTGTCATAGATGATAGCGAGATTTAAGAGTTAGATTTAAAATCCAAAACTTAATATATATATTAAAATTATTGTAGAAAATTATTATTTTCTTTTTTAAATATAAGAAGAAAATGCCAAGTAAATCGCCAGGTAAATCGCCAGGTAAATCGCCAGGTAAATCATCATCCAGTTCATCATCAAGAGCTGCAGGAATATCACCAAGAGCTACGACAAGAGCAACATCACCAAGAGCAGCAACAAGAGCAACATCACCAAGAGCTACGACAAGAGCAACATCACCAAGAGCAGCAACAAGAGCAACATCACCAAGAGCTACGACAAGAGCAACATCACCAAGAGCAGCAACAAGAGCAACATCGCCTAGAACCGCATTTGCTGCATCTGTAGCAGCAAAAGATACTAACCGCCTTCATAACATACCTGAGGATATACAAAAGGAAATTATGAGAATGGCGAGAGAAAAGAAAATAAATAGTCAGGGGAAATACGAAATATACAAAAAAATTTATAATAATCGTGAAATATTTTTGGAATGGTTAGAAGAGATTAAAAGAAATGGGGTTGACGATAAAAAACGTGTTAGAAACCCCCTTCGCAAAGGAGGTCTTATTTATACGAATAAGGGTTTATATTCGACAATATTGAATTTATGTATTGCAATTTTTCCAGCAGATTTTAAGTGGGACACAATTCCACCTCGAATAAAAATAGAATACAAACAACAAAACAAGTTTTACAATAAACCACGTTAAAGACAATATTATGTTGAATTATATTTTTTATTTTTATACTTTAATAAATACAAATAATAACTATCAAAATTGTGGGAGGGAATAAGAAATTGTCTAAAATATAGATTATTATATTTAATATATATATTAAATATTTTAAAAATAATGAATAGATATTATATATTTTTTAACGTCTTTTTTTTCCATTTGTTAATTTAGATGCTGTCTTCTTAACAAATGAACCTATATCCTTAGTTGATTTAAATAATCTTCCAGGAGAATTACGGATTGATTTTACGGGATTTTTTATAACTTCTTCGACCTCGCTTTCAAAATCTTGAATTTTTGCAAATAAATTAGTTAATGTGCTTATTAGTATAGGGACTATTATTATAGTAAATAATAATATAATGAATAAAAACAGAGATATCATTGTCCCTATTGCAATAATATCACGTCGTAAATCTTCAGAACATTTACATTTTTCATTCATTAAATATTTAACATAATCAAATGCGTAATATATGTATACAACAAATGTTAGGAAGAATATAAATGTTCCGAATGCTAGTAATTGCACAATTGTATTGCCCATATTTTTAGCAATCGATTTAATAGATATGAACGCAGTAATTAAGAAATATACTAATGCTATTATAGTAAAATTCTTTATAAAATCGCGGTTACTATGGTCCGCGCACTCGCAACCAATATTTTCTAATTTATATATATAACTCCAAATTATTATAAGTAATAATACAAATATTAATTGTATGAATATACTACTATAAAAAGATAAAGTTGTGTCAGCCTCTTTCATTATTCTCTATACTATAATAATAGAAATTATTTATTTTTCGATAATATTATATATTAAAAATTTTGTCGAACTATCAAAGTTTTTAATATCTAGCAATTTTATTTTATTTATTATTGATACATCCTTGCGATTATTTAAAATTTTTAATATTTGTTCCATAAAAATATCTATAATATATTTATGTATATTTGGGTTACTGATACATTCAACCATATTATCAAATATGTCATTTAATAACAACGAAATCTCATCGCTTTTATATTTTATCCACATAATATTTAAATTATGTATCCCTCGCTTCCATTTAATATAGTCGCAATACAGTTCATATTCATTATTTAATAATAGTAAATTATTATCATATATATATTTTGGCGGTAACCATTCTTTATCATTTAGATAACTCTTCCATAATTTATCAACCATATTATCTAAATAATCATTATCAAAGTAATCTAGTAATTTAATATATATATAAATATCACTTGTAGAACATTTAATATATGACCATATAATTAAAAATACCTCATCTGGCGAATTGTTAACTATAACCTCTTTAATTTTTTCATAAATTAATTCTTTATTTTTTACAGTTAATTTATTTAAATATCCAACTAATGTCCTCTTCATTTTAGAAATATCTGAGAAATCTGGTATAATAATATGAACCTTGCTTTTATTATTATTTATATTAGTGCCATTAAGTGTTGTTTTGTCTCTTTTATTAAATAACTTTTTTTCCCATATCATTTTAGGGTCATATAATGAATTAAAACAATTGCAAGTTTTTCTTAGTTGTTCAGCTTTATTAATAATATTATCTGGGGCTTTTATATTATTATATCTATTTAGAAAAATAGATAGATGTATTTTAATTACTTTATCATCCATTATAATACTAAATATATTTAATAATCTTATATATAAATATTATATTATATATAATATATATAATATATATTATCATCATATACATATGAAATTAGATTTTAAAAATAATTTTGTCGATGAACTAGAAAATATATATAAAACGCATCTAATATATAGAACAATAGTTGTATGCAACAGCGATGTAATAGAATATAAAAAAATATTAGAAGATAACGACTTCAGCGTATATGTAATTAATACTATTTCAAATATTAATTATGACGAGTTAGATTATAGAATACTCCTAATTAAATCTGAATTATTTGAAGATTTTTTAAGTAATATAATATCAAATAAAATGAATGACTTTTATACATTTATTAAATTTACTTATGAAAATGATGATATTAAAGAAAGGATTTCTAAAAAATATTATAATAATTATGAAATTATGAACAATATAATATAGGATAAATATTATTATTATATATTAATATGTTAGAATAAAATGTTTAAAATGGGAAAGATGAAAGGTAAAGGAATGTTAAATTATATTATTTTAATTTCAATAATATTTATATTTGCAGTTTTAATTTCAAATAAGCAAACAATAGAAGGATTTTTTAATAGTGATAATAAAAAATATAGCGTAGAATATTTTTACATGGAAGGTTGCGGTCATTGCGTAGAATTTAATAAATCAGGTATATGGGAACAACTAAATGGTCTTATATGGTCTAATGTAACTCTTAAAAAATATAATAGAAGTGAAAACTTAGAGCGCGTTAATGAATTAAATATTTCAAGTTTCCCAACAATAATTGTTGTAGATAATTCATCTGGAACTCTTAGTATAATTGAATCATTCGAAGAAGAAAGGACATATGATAAATTATTTAAATTTATAAAGAAATATGAGTGAGTATAGAAAACAAAACCTATATATTATTAATATATAAGATAATATTAAAGTATCATAATTATATCTTAATATGGGCGGAGGATTAACGCAATTAGTTTTGAAAGGACAGATGGATTCGTATATTATTGCTAATCCGTGTATCAATTACTATAAATACGTATATAATAGACATGTTAATTTTTCTATGGAAAATCGAAAGATTGACAGAGAAGGCGGGGAAACATGGGACCTAAACACTAATACAAATAACACAAAAATATATACGTTTAAAATAAAACGTTATGGTGATTTAATTAGTAATATGTATTTTTGCTTTAATTTACCTGATATATATTCTACTGATAAGCATAGATTTAGATGGATTAATAATATTGGTCATAATATTATTTTATCAGCTTCTATAAAAGGCGATGGGACAACTATAGATACAATATATGGAGACTGGATGAATATATGGAATGAACTAACAAATAAAGATGGTATCGAATATAACAAATTAATAGGGAATACACCTGATTTATGTGGTCCTAATAATAATAGTTCTATATATACTATTAAAAATAATAAATTATATAATATAACATATCCGAATGCAAATAAAGATGACAAAGATAATCCATCGATACGCGGAAAATTATTGCAAGTTCCATTAAATTTTTGGTTTACACGCAATCCATCATTAGCATTACCATTATATAAAATGCAAACTCAAACGTTAACGGTAGAGATAGAATTAAGAAATATTGAAAAATTGTATCAAGTATGGTCTAGCACATATAAATTATTTGTATCGCCTACTTTCTATAATTCTTTATCTGTAAATGAGGAAAGGATATACATTAGTAATTTTACAAATAGCGAAAGTTATATAAATTGTCATTTAGATGTTAACTATATATTACTAGAGAGTGAACATAGAAATAAATCATTAAATGAACCAATCGTAAAATATGTTGTTGATTATGTAAAGAAAAGAACTGAAACAGGATTAGTATCTATTGGAAAAAATACAGGAACAAGTCAAAATATAATGTCAAACGATCATATTAAAGAGATAGTATGGGTATTGCGTCGACCGGATTTAGAAGATAATTTCAATATATATGATAATTATACAGCATCTCATATATATAATGAAAATATGGGGATATTAGAAAAAGCAGAAATTAGATGGGCGAGCACTATAATTCGCTCAGATGAAAGTGCATACTATTATAATAATATTCAACCTTATCAACATCATACTAATATTCCAAGAACAGGAATATATTGTTATTCATTTTCCTTATTTCCTGAAAAAATAGTTAGCGCAGGTTCATATAATAATCAAATGATTAATACAAATCTAAATATAACTATTGATAGTAAAATAAAGAGTAAAGATGAATACCTATATTTATTTAAATTATTTGAATATAAGAATGCGACTAAACCATATCCAATTAAAAAAGAAGATATAACATTTGATTTGATAATATATTCAAGAAGTATTAATGTTTTTTCGATTAATGGAGGTAGTGGTAATTTTATATGGACTTATTAGATATTATCAAGATATTATCAAGATATTATTAGATATTATTTTTATATATCTCTTTAATAAAAAGAGAATGGATTTGATTGTATTGATATTAATATTATTATCAGGATACATAATTAAATATTTAATTGATACTATAAATACGCTTAATAATGAAATTAAAGAGATTAAAATGAAATGTATATCAACAAAAAACGATGTAACATTTGAAACGAGTAGCAATAAAAATCCTTCACAGCAAATTAATGATGCTTTAATTAAAAATATTGTATATTTTAAAGATTATTTTGATAAATAGATTTGATAAATAGATATAAATAATAAACGCATATATACTTAATATAAGACACTCCTTATAATTCATATAATGCCTCGGAAAGCAAAAGCAATAGATGATAAAATAAGTGAACCTAAGAAAAAAAAAAATTTAATGAATACAATTATTAAAGATATTACAATAGTTGATAATGAAGATATTATATTGCAATTACCTTTATCAAGTGCGCATATAAATAAACTAAATATTACAGATAATACGTGCTCTGAACTCCCTGAACCATACGAACCAAACTGTTTTTACATAAATGAAAATAGTACCTATAGCACTATACAAGATAATAATATATTTGATAATACAAGTAGTGAATATTCATTAAAAATTTCTCAAAAAGAAGAAATTTTTAATTCAAATAATAATTGTTACTGGTGTTGTCATCCTATCGAAAATAGAACTTATGGAATGCCTTATAAATATAATATTAAAACGGATACATATGTTTTATTTGGGAACTTTTGTTCTCTCGAATGCGCTAATGCCTATAATTTCTCTTCTCATTGTGGAAGCGACAAAGTTTGGGAAATTAATAGTTTAATACAAATGTTAAGCCAGCATTATGGATTTATTCATCCTATTCGTCCAGCACCATCAAGATTTTTGCTTAAAATATTTAATGGACCCATGACAATTGAAGAGTTTCGCAAAGGTCATTATTCAAATGACAAGACATATATTCTAAATCTTCCTCCGATGATATCTACAAATTTTAGTTATGAAATTGTAAATACTTCATATTTAAAAAATGTTACGGATAATATGCATATAAAATTAGATAATCAAAATATTAATACTAGAAAAAATAAAAATTCGATTGATAATAAATTAAGTCTTGTAGTTTCTCAAAAAATATAAAAAAATGATATAAGGACACTTATTTATATATATAAGTGCTAATAACAATAATTAATGAATAATATCTTCTTCTCGCCGTATAGAATCTCAACTATTACTTGTAACGCAAATATAGGTAATAATATTAATATAAATCTTGGATTATTATTTGATAATATTAATATTATTGAAAATATTAGCGAAGGAATTGATAAAGGAATTGTGTGGGTCCAATTTATGAAAAATGGCACAGATGTATCTAAAGGTGTATATCCTAAGAAAAGGAGGAAAAGTAAAAAAAATACTATGAAAAAGAACAGATTTGATAATCAAGTAACAGTCATATATAAGTTTAATGACAAATATATTCCTAATGTTAAAATATTTAAGAATGGCAATATTCAATTAACTGGAATCAAAGATATCAAGGATACAGAGCATATAGTCAATCATATTATTAATGATATTACATCAATATATAATAATATTGATAAAAATATTATTGTTAATGCTGAACCAGATTATATCCTAGATTTGAAGTATCAAAATTTTAAAATTCGCATGATTAATACAGATTTTAAAGTTTATTCTGACTCCGACTTAAAGAATGGTTTTGAAATTAGAAGGAAAGAGGTGCATAAATTATTTATTAATGATGAGCATAATAATAAGTGTAGTTTTCAACCAGGCATATATCAAGGTGTAAAGTTAGAATATTTCTGGAATATTAATAATAAAAATAAGAATGGGATATGCTCGTGTCCTAAATATTGTTATGGAAAGGGAACCGGTCAAAATATAGGAGATTGTAAAAAAGTAACTGGTGCTTTATTTGAAAGCGGAAGTGTATTAATAACTGGAGGTGTTACATTTGAACAAGTTAATGAAACATACAAATATATATGTGACTTTCTAGAAAAACACAAAGAGTTAATTAAGAAACCTCAACCTAATACATTATTAGTATGACAAGAAACATTATAATTATTATCACTATCATTTATATTATATTTTTTATAATTATTGCTATTTATGCTATTATTACCTGGTCTATTATAAGAAGGAATATGATGACTTGCATAAAATTGTGAACTATATGCAACTGCATCTGGTTCGATGCGAGGGATTACATAATTATTTCCCCACGGTTTTTTATCAAATAGAACTTCTCCTGTATATAACCCTGCGTTTTTTAATGGTTCCGGTGCTTTAACATTTGGCCCATAATCTAACTCTGAATACAATAGTTCGCTCTTCATTTTTTTTATTTATTCTAATACAATATAAGGAATAAAATTAATCATTTTATTACATATAAATAATATAAAGAATAAATGATATATATAGATATATAGGTATATTAGGTATATATATAGATGAGTTCTAAAAAAAAGAGAGAAACAGAAGGTGATATTAATAATAAGAAAGCGAAGATGAATAACGGCGTGCCAGATTTTGTTAGCGACGGGTTAAATACTAATGATATTAGAAATATTGTTCAAGACATTATGATTATTATACAGAACAATAAAAATAAAATGAAACACGAAGATATTATAAATAATATTAAAACACAGGAAGTGCGATTTACAACATTTGCAGATAGATATCCTATGCTTTTTGATATGATTACGAAAGAAGAGGGGTTTGATTATCAAAGTTTTGAATATTTTTTATCAAAACGTGAAGATATTATTCAAAATAAAAAACCGAGCGATGATGTACATAAACAGGTCGGGCAAGAAATGTTTGACAAATATTATAAGAAATAATTGTTATTTTTACTTTAAATATATAAAAATTGATATAAGAAATTATTAATATTTAATTTATACCCAAGATATCAATATGACTTCCGAAAGTTCAACAATCTCATTTCCAACCACTCTATATCAACTTATTGAAGAAACATTTAAAATTTATGAAGAACGCAAAGTTGTAGATGAATGCTATGATGACAAAGGTGAAAATAGTTATGCAAATTGTCTTATTTATATTTTGAAGAAATATCATTTCTGGCCTTTTATGAAAGTTAAAAAATTCAAGGGACGTAGCGATATTGTTCTGCTTCATAATTCATATCTGAAAAAAAATATTGATAATTTTAAAGAATTATATGAGCAGTGCAGAAGCGTAGTTCTAGATTTTAGTCTTGAATATAATAATATTGTTGTTACATATGCTAATTCGACCCCTGAAAGAATTGATTGTAATAATTATATTAATTCTTTATATTCTTCGGAAGACAAGGTATATGAAGCATATGATGGAACAATCATTACAGTTTATAATTACAAGGACGAATGGTTCTTCGGAACTTCAAGTTGTCCCGATGCTAACAGTTCGAAATTCTCACATCCAACAAAAAGACATGGTAATATGTTTGATGAAATATTATTTAAAATGTTCAAAGAGCATATTACCGCTGAAGAAGTGTCTTCTTTAACATCGGATGAAATTTCTTTGAAACTAAGAAATCTATTTGTGCAACATCTTGACCCAAGCATGGCGTATGAGTTTATTATCGTTCACCACGAAAATAAGCATATTGTAGATTATAGCGGACTTCTTGGAAATGATTATATGGAGTTATTTCATATCAATACAAAGCATCGTAATTTATTGATTGAAAATGATATTATAGCATCTATTATTCCGTCATTATTTGAGAGGGGAGTTAAATACCCTTTACAATTTAATAATATTCAGGAGGCGTATTCGCATATTAATAATTCCCTCTATAGTTATGGTTTAATCGTTAAAAAAATTGTAGATGGAAAAGTTAAATTATATAAAATTTCAACTGATGCTATTAATTACCGCGAGGAAACGGACCCTTGCCATCCAAATATTTGGATGAATATTCTTTCGGTCTATATGAAAAATAAAACTGAGTATACAATCAAGGATTATATTGCAAATTACAATCCGAACATCAATTTACCGCTAGATAATAAAGGACAAAAAATAGACCCAACCTATCTTATACATACTATTATATCAACAATTAAAGATAGTTTGTATAGTTACTATAAAGCGACAACAATCTATTATCCTAACTATAATCGCTTTAAAATGAATAAAGATATGGACAAGCAATTCCCGCCAATTATCCAATATCATTTGGCGCAACTGCGTAATCTGCAAGTAAATACTTACAAGACAAAAATGATTAATATGGGGAATGTATATCATTATCTATGTCAATGTAATGATGTTAATAATATTAAAACCCTAATTCAATTCTTTGCATCCAATCCGATTAATGAAATGCACCCAAGAACATCTATGTGCTTCGCTATTATGACAAGTTTAATTTCTTAAAATATCTCTTAAAATATCTCTTATAAATATCTCTTAAAATATCTCTTAAAATATCTCTTAAATATCTCTTAAATATCTCTTAAATATCTCTTAAATATACCTTAAATATACCTTAAATATCTCTTAAATTATTTTTTATATTTTATAAAATATTAAAAAAAAATCGCGCGTATATATAGAAAGAATATTATATATGAATAACGTCCCAGATTTAACTTTAATGGGAGGAAAGAGTTTTAAACGTAGATCTATGAGCAAATCATCACCTCGTAAGTATCATTCTCAATTAATGAAACATTTTGGTGGGTTTTTTGAGGACCCCGTCGTAGCAACCACTACCCCCCCCTCTATGCTTCCTGTAGTTACAGGTGGTGGAAAACGACATATGCGTGTTCGTCGTTCTGCTTCTCCTTCTCGTCGTCGCCGTGTAGGTGGTGAAGAATTAGTAGGTGGAAAGAAAAAGCGTGTTCGTCGTTCTTCTTCACCTGTTCGTCGTCGCCGTGTTGGCGGTGAAGAATTAGTAGGTGGAATGAAAAAACGCCCTCGTCGTGTTCGCCGTGTTGGTGGTGAAGAAGAAATGGAAGGTGGAAAGAAAAAGCGCTCTCGTCGTTCTTCTTCTCCGGTTCGTCGTCGTCGCCGTATTGGCGGTGAAGAAGAAATGGAAGGTGGAAAGAAAAAGCGCTCTCGTCGTTCTTCTTCTCCTGTTCGTCGTCGTCGCCGTGTTGGCGGTGAAGAATTAGTAGGTGGAAAGAAAAAACGCCCTCATCGTGTTCGTCGTGTTGGTGGTGAAGAAGAAATGGAAGGTGGAAAGAAAAAACGCCCTCGCCGTGTTCGCCGTGTTGGTGGTGAAGAATTAGTAGGTGGAAAGAAAAAGCGCCCTCGTCGTCGTTCAGCTTCTCCTAGTCGTCGTCGTTAAGTAAAATAATTACTTAATTTATTTTTTAATATATTAAAAAAATGATATATAAGATAGATATAATATAATTAATATAGAAAATGCCTAAGTTTCAAAATTACTCTTATAATGAACCTTCTAATTGCCATAGTTTTGATATAAATAATGTTGACCTTGCAATTATAAATGGGATTAGACGAGTAATATTAACAGATATTCCTATTCCAGGTATTATTGGAGAAAAATTAGATAATGATGACCCTAGTGTTGACATTATAATAAATAATGGCGCTCTTCATAATGAAATTATTATTCATAGGATTGGTCTTCTCCCAATCTGTCTTAAGGAAGATGAAATAGATGATTATGTAGATAATAGCATTCATATTGAATTAAATGTCAAGAATATAACTAACAAGACTATAGATGTAACAACGCATCATATTACCGCTACTCGTAATTCGGTAAATATTAGTGAAAATGAATTAAAAGATATTTTCCCCGCTAATAAAATATCTAAAGATTATATCTTAATTACACGGTTAAGAATAGGAGAACATTTACATTTTAAAGCAAAAATTGTAAAAAGAAAAGGTCGAGATAATGCATCGTTTAATCCTGTATCTCTCTCTAACTTTTCATATATTCAAGACCCAAAAGAAGCTGATAAAAAAAATAATATTTTGGACAAAGAACGCTCGTATTATAAAAATAAATATGGCGACCCTGTGCAATTTAAATTTGATATTGAGAGCATTAATCATAATATAGGCCCTAAATATTTAGTATCTAAATCATTAGATATTATTATTAATAAATTAGAAATGCTTAAAAAAGAATTAAATAGCGAAATGTCAAATAAAGTAAAAATACAGCAATTTCAAGATATTGAAGGAACTTACGAATTTATTATTGAGGACGAAGATGATACTTTAGGTAATATTATACAGTCGTACGTTCATAACCATTATATTAGAGAAAAAAATACTTATAAAGACAAAATATCTTGCACATATATCGGATACATATGCCCTCACCCGCTAAAGGCATTAATGATTCTTCGCATTTCTCTAGAAAATCAAAGTAGTCCTTCAAGTTCAAAAATATTTGCTTCATTCCTTGAAGATAATTGCACAACTATTATAGAAGAATTATCTAATATTAAAAATGAGTGGACTAGATTTGCAATTGATAATATTTAATTATTTACTTTTATCTAATAATAATATATATTATTGTATTAAATAGAAACATAAGTTTAATATGTCAACGGATGCTGATATATTGAAGGATATTGAATATATTGATGAAGATTTAGAAGATATTGAATATACAGAAATTCTAACATTTGAAGAAATGAGCAAAATAAATCCTTCTTTTATTGCTCTTGACAAAGAAGAAATATATAATCACTTATATAATTTTTTTAAAAATAAAAAAAAATCTGATTTAATGAGAAATTTATTTTATGAAATCCTTATAAATCGCGATAGCAAGAATGGTAAAATAAATGACTATGCTAATTATATTTTTGATACTGAAAGTGAACTAGTAAAATATGGTGATGAAAACACTTTAGACAATAAAACTCAACTTGAAAATTTTATAGAAAAATATAAAGATAAATCTCAATTTAGAGAGTTTTATAAAAGAAAATTTTCTGCATCCTATAATATAAATTCGGATAAAATACGTTTAAAACCTACTCATAATACAACTATTATTATAGCAGAAAATAAGGAATTTAATAAAGCAGATTTCCCTAAATATTACCCGATTATAAAAGACTATCCTATAATAAAATGCAATCTGATTGATAAGGTTGAATATATTTCAAATATTAATGATGGAGATGATATAAATCTTCCTATAAATGGAGCATATTACAAAATACCTACATCTACAAATGATGATTATATGTATACTAAGATAGCATCGCATTTAGTAAATAGTATTAATACAAATTATAAATCTTCTGATAATTACAAAAATATATATGAATTAATTAAAGATACGCATCCAGATATTGGTATAATTATAGATGAAATTAAAGATAATAAGGATAGTTTTTATCTTGATTACAGTAATATTAATAATATATTTAAAAAATATGATTATTCACTAGATTTTATTTCTGAGAAAGATTTGGAGATATTATCAGACTATATGTATTCAATAATAAAGAATGAAAAAGAAAGAAAAATTATTCACAAAAGTTTTAAAATTAGGAAACCCGAATTAATTAATCGAAAGTTAACATTTTTTGACAATATAGATAAGATATTAAAGTATATTAACATATCTTCTGAAATAGTGTCTTTCCTTGAAAAGACAAGAGAACTTATAAATAATTACAAAAATGACATAATGCAAAGTAATAATGAACCTTTAAAAAATTATAATATTTATGACATTATAAAGCAAATAAATGAAGATAGCATTAAAATAGAAGATGTCCTAGAAGAATTAAAATTATCAATTAAAAATATAAACATAGAAAATACCTTAGAAACTATTAATGATATATTAGAAGCAAAAGAAAATATTGAGGACATTAAAGAATATCATAATAATAACAAAAATCAATTTATATATTCAAGAGAACATATTTTTGATTATGATACTGATGGGAAGCACTTTGTAATATCAAAAAGAGAAAATAAAGCTATTTGTGATGGAAATGATATAGACAATTATGAAGGATTACAAGACGATGATGATATTATAGATGATGAGAATAAGGGTGTTGCAAATGTTGATAATCAAAATACAAATATAAACAGTATAAATAATTACAATTTAAACGCCTATATATCAAATGTTAATTTTAGAAATGAGAAAGGATTTATTGAAATATTAAAAATAATACTTGATATGATAAAGAAAATTAATGACATCGCAAATATAGATATTGACTATGACGAATTATCCAGTTACTTATTTAAAAATTATCGCGGTATTTCAACACGATATGAAAAATATTTTAAAGAGTTAGAAACACATAACAAAGATGATGCAATTAAATATGCTAAGAAATATTCTGAAATGTTTCCTAGTTATTTACTGAATGAGAAACGGATTGAAAAAATACACAGAAATATAATTAAAGATGTTAATGAAAAATTTATTGAGACTATTAATATGATATTTTATAATTCTATTTGCTTCTGGATTGTAGACACTCAAGATAAAATTATAAAAAATAAAATATCTCTGAATATTAATAATTTAAATCCTAATCATATTGATAAACTAAATACACATGGTTTATTATATTATACTATAGATATAATAAGTGATTTTTTCAAATATACAGATAATAATGATTATGTGATTAATATTAAAGATTTAAAAAAAACTTTAAAAAATATAATTGAGAATGAATATAAAGATTTTGGGGATGATGTATTAAATGAATTAATATATAAAAATACAAATGACGGTAAGAATAGATGCAACAATGATAAATATAAAAATATTGATGATGAAAGATATTATATAAATAAATTACTATTTACGCCAAATAATAACTCAAAATATGAGAAAATACATAAATATATACAAGGTTGTTGTCTTCGTAAACTTGATAATAATTTTAATGATATATCTGATTTTGAAAATACTAATAGTGAAATAATAAAATTAAAGGAGCATTATTCAAAAGTAAGGATAAATAACAGAGAGAGAGATATTAGATTTACACCTCCCAAGATAATTAAAAAGAAAATTAAAAAAGGAAAAAATAAAGATGATGAAATTACTAGGGAAGATGATGATGAAACAGGGAATGACATATACATAAATGAAGAGAAAGAAAAATACAATAATATAAAAAATGTTAATAGTAAACATTTTATTTATAATATAAATAATTACGATGTAACTGTGTGGTTAGAAAGTATGCGTAATAATTCCGAATTATTGCCTAATAATTTAATTGATAATTTAAAAATGGATGATTTTGACTTTGTTAAAACAACAATAACTGATAATATTAAAAAACTTAAAAAAGTCAAAAAAAATATTAATGTGGAATTCTTAAATTATAAATATATAAATTACAAAGAAATATTGCTTAATATATGTAAAATATTATATGTTAATGTTAATTCATCTTCAAAATACAAAGATAATGAAATATTGAAAAATAAGATATTTGATGCTATTAAAGAAATAAAGACGATGATAAAATATTTATATAAATTAAATAAAATTATGTCAGATAATGATGAAGATGATGCTGAAAACGGTATTAATAATGATGTTAATTTAATTAATTTATTAGTAATAAGTAATTCGCTTAATTACCCTGATTTATCTGGTATTGAGAATATACCAACCGATTTTATTTCATATAATAATAGTGAATTATATGAATATTTAAAAAATTATGTAGAAGGAAAATATAATAAATTTTTAACTTCCGAAGAGATTGCTATATTTATTAATGAAAAACGCGAAGAATATAAAAATAAAAAATTAAAAGATTATCAAAATTTAGATATTGAAGAGAATGAAATTCGTAGACAAGTTAAAGCTGCAGGTATTATAAAAGATATATATGATGGCGAAGATGATGGAGATGGTGCTAAAAACGGAGATGCAAAAGTCGATGATGATGATTATAAGGATGAAGATAAAGATAAAGACGACGACTATAATGATAATGATGATAACTACAATATATATGATGACAACGATATAGATAATGATTAATTCTAATAAATATTATACGTTGGCAGGGGTATTTTGATGTTTCATTACAATTTCAGCGGAATTACTATTTCTAAATGATTTATTATTACCAATTGTGCCATTAAGTTGTAATGGTAAATATCTATCTTTAAAACTTTCTATAACTTGCTCCTTATATCTATAGGGTATTTCTTCAAATAATATGTCATTTATTAGATTTTCATATTTTAATGCTAATAAACTAAACTCATTATCTGATATTTCATCATCATTTTCTATTTGTCCTGCTAATAATAGGAATTGTTGCCCTAATCTGCGAAATAAATCACATTTTTCACTAGCTTTTATAGAATTGTTTAGGGATATAATTAAAACGCTAATAGCATTAACTACAATATTAGGTATTTTAACTTCGTTAGCATCTTCGCTAATTGAGTTGATTATACACATAGCACTTGATGTAAGAACTAAAGGTATATTAAAAGCAAATTTAATCATCGACCAATACCCACTTGCTTTACTACATAACAATACTAGTGCCTCTGTTTTTGATAACAATTTTTCAATCTTATGTGGTAGATTAGAACATCTTTTATTTTCAATAGTATCCTCTATTTTTTCATTCATTATATCTATTATTATTATATATTTATAATTAGTCAATATAATGAATTAGTCATCAGAAGGAGGAGGTCCAATTGCAATAGAACCCAACTGTTCAGGACCTAATTGTAATTTAATTATTCTTATTTCTTCTTGTTGTTCTTTTATTTTTTCTGTTAATTCTTGTATTGAACGTGTTAATAAAGGTATTATTGACATATAGTCAATCATAATTTTTCGAGGTTGTGATACTGTATAATTTACTATTTCAGGTATTTTCTCTTGTATATTATTCAGTTCAAATGTATAATTGGAACTTTTATTAGAATCAATATAATATATTGGATTAATACTATTAATTTTTTGTAGCGAATTATTAATACTCCCATGTATTATATTTGTAGGTGCAGTTGTGTCTATTGCTATATTATAATATTTATTTGCATTAACTGAACCATTAACATCTAATTTATATATTCCATCAGCATTACCAACGCCAACACCAATAGTATCATTATTATATATTTTAAAAAATGTATCATCAATTGCATTAGGTAAATATGGAGTTCCTAACTGCCATATTTCTTGTATACACCAAGATGAAGATAGAACAGCGCTATTATTACTATTATTGTTATTATAATATGCAGGTCTATTCAAATATAGTTTACTATCGCTCGTATCATCTCCAAGTAATGCACACCATTTAACTGTATAATATACGTAATCAGTTGATATTCCTGGTAAATCACAGTATGACCCAGATATATTTGCTACAAAATATGATGAGGTACTTGTATCAGCTCCTAAGTTATGAGAAAGCCAACAAGATGTTCCTTTGTTATCTGTTAAAATATTACCATCCGCCTCTGATATATGTGTCCATACCCCATTAATTCCAATTTTCCGATATAAACGGAGACCCCACCATTTTGCATTAGTTCCATAATCAATACCAATATGACAAGATAAGTTTAATAATACTTTTGATGTTGAATGCGAAAGTTTAATTCTAATACAAAATCCTTGAATTTTATTTCTTATAATTTCAATTCTATTATCTATAAATCTCCATCCATTTCCTGATTTACTTACAACATCCCTATATATATTAAATAATGTTTGCAATGACATATTATTGCATATTAGAACATTACCCGGAATAAATGCTCGTTCTTGTTGCCAAATTTCAGTAGCATTCCATGATGAAGAAAGAATTGGAGTATTTAAATAAATATCATCCTCATCTATTACTTGAGGTCTATTTAAATATAATAAACCTCCAATATCTGTTTTCCCGTTTTCGATATCAGAACCTATCATAGCAGACCATTTAGCCGCATAATAAACATAAACTCCCGCTCCACTATCACCGCCTACATTAGGTGAATCGTAATAAGTTCCTGACACATTAGTTATTGCAGATGCACTTGCGTCAGAATATCCTCCTGAACTATTTGTTATCCAGCAAGGAGTACCAATTGGTTCACCTTCAGTATTTGTTACTAAATAACCATCTGCGTCTGAAAGATGTTCCCATTCGTTATCCTCTCCTATTCTACGCCATAAGCGTATACCCCAGAAGGTTGATTCAGTACCTCCAATCCCAATATTACAATTTATTTTTATTAATATTTTTGAAGTATAATGAGTTGGTCTAATGCGAACACAAAATATATCTTTAATATCATCAAAATCTTTGACTGTTGGTTCTAATCCCATAAATTCCCAGTTATCAAGTTGTTTTTTTTCGAATGTTTTTTTGCATATATTAATTTCTGTTTGTATTGAAGAATACTTTGTTATAAATCCTCCCTTTGGAATATTAGTTAGGTCACCCTGCCATATTTCAGTTACATTCCATGAAGATGTCGCTATTGCACTATTTTTATAACCTGGGATTCCCCCTAATTCTTCTAAATCTTCATACAATAATGCTGGTCTATTTAAATACAATTTAGCGTTGTATTTAAATCCTTCTTCTTCATAATATGCATTTAAATTGTCCTCTGAAATCCCATCAATCCCAAGTATTGAACACCATTTAGCAGTATAATAAATATAATCATCTGATATAAGCGCATCATCGTAATATGTTCCAGATATATTTGCAATTCCTGCAGAACTCAGGTCAGCACCCGCTCCTAAATTATGAGAGACCCAGCACGTTGTAGGAGGAGTTCCAATTATTCCGGGAATAGTTAAAATACTACTATCAGCACCTGTTACATGTTCCCAAACTCCATCAATTCCATTTTTACGATATAAACGAAGTCCCCATGGTCTCGCGTTAGCATCAGGATTTTCACCTGGTCCGACATTTAGACCATCGTCAATACCAATATGACAATTTAAATTAATTAATATTTTTGTTGTATTATAATTTGGTTTAATGCGAATACAAAATCCATCAATAGTATCACTATTTGTATTATTATAATTATCTAAAATCTTATTATCAATATCCTCATCTACAAACTGCCATCCAGGTTTTGTTTTTTCTTCTGTTTTTTTATATATGTTAAAATGTGTTTGCATTGGACAATATTTATGTAATACTGATGCGTCAACATATATTTTGGATTCTTTTATATTAGAAGTTAAATTGTTAAGTTTTTGAGTAATAACATTACCAGATGATGTTACATAATTACTAGTATCAAGTATGACATCTCTATTATCTTTTTTATAGATACCAGTAATATTAACATCGCCATTATTTTTAATATTAAACACATTTGTATTTACATTTGATGCAACAAAAATATCATAAGATGCATTTTTTTGCTGAACCATTATTGCAGGTGAATTATTA